GGTCGCCGCATGGGACGTCGCCGGGGACGTCGCAGGGGACGTCGCACGGGACGCCGCATGGGCCGCCGCATTGGCCGCCGCACGGGTCGTCGCAGGGGACGTCGCAGGGGACGTCGCATGCGACGTCGCAGGGGACGTCGCATGGGACGCCGCACGGGCCGCCGCACGGGTCGTCGCACGGGCCGCCGCACGGGACGCACTCAAACCGACCACGACCGCCCTGCAGGCCTCTGCGGTCGATCTGGTCAAGCGCATGTGCACCCTGTCTGACGCAGACCTGGAGCCAACGGCATGACCGATCACCCGAAGGAAGTGTGGATGGAGAGGTCCAGCGGCCTTCTCTGGCATCAAACATATAGGTATCGCTTCCCCAACGCCATCCGCTACGTCCCCGCCACCGATCTCGATGCTGCGAGGCGGGAGGTTTGGGAGGAAGCGATCAAACAGGCCGAGGGAACGCCGAAATTCGGCTACGGCCAAACGACGAAAGAGGCCATCATCAGCAACCTCCGCGCCGCCCGTGATGCAGCGGGAGGGGAGACTGAAACTCGGAGCCAGATAGGTGCGCCTCACGCTGGCTTAAACGATGGCGGGTCACAAGCAGCCACGTCCGAGACCCCATCCCCCGACTTCACGCCCGCTGGCCATCACATCGCGACGGTGGAGGCGGTGTGCAAGCACGTCGGAACGCGTGGAAACGTGCCGACCATGACCAAAAACTGGATCGTGGCTGGCCTACGCGCCCACTTCCTACCGCCCGAACCTCCCAAGATGACACAAGAGGAAGTGGATCGGTTGCGGGAGGCGTGGATCGAGGCGGCGGAGGCTTATTAGCGGGACCCCAGCCCGTTGAGCGCGGGCCATGCGAATAAGGCGGCACGCGACAAAGCATGGACAGCCTACCAAACCGCCCGCACCGCAAGAGAGGGAGAGGGAGAATGATCCGAGTCTGCCCAGAGCGCGACGCAGTTTGCCCGCACGGCATGGACTGTCCCTACGTCCTTGACCGCTACGAGTGCAAGCCGGAACCCAGGCCCGAAACGCCACCAATGGCCAACCCTCAACGCCATGCGGAAGAGGTGGGGTGATGGCTGAAAAGCACCACGCCGATCATGGGCCGATCTCTGCCGAGCATCACGCGCTGATGAACAGCCTGGCGCACGGTCTGGACGAAATCTTCAACGGCAAGGACTGCCCCGCCGACAAGAAGCGCGTCGGCTTCTTCCTGACCGTGTTCAACCTTGATGAATCCGAGGGTCGTTTCAACTACATCAGCAACGCCGACAAACTAGATGTGCGGGTGATGCTGAAAGACGTTCTAGCGCGCATCGAAGCCAGACTTTCACCAGAAGGAACAGCATAATGACCACTACAGGCGAAACCCTGACTTTCGGACAAAAGGCCGTGGGCCTTACATTCAATCCGTCGGCTGATGCCGCCGTGAACGAGTGCAAGCTAACCCACGCTGCGGCCATCGATCAGATGGACACCTTCCGCAATCTGCCGACAACCTCGCCGGAGGCGAAGCGGCTCGCGTCCATCGCCATTACCGAACTTCAAGGCGCCCAGATGTGGGCGGTGAAGGCGCTAACGTGGAAGCCATGACCTCCCCCACAAACCCCACGGACAAGCTGGTGGAGGCGCTGAAACATGCGCGCGGATGGGTTGTGACGTGTTCGGAGTCCGCCAAGGCCAGACGCGACCTCAAAGAGATCGACGCCGCTTTGGACGCCTACCGCAGCCGCGCACAGGACGATGGAGTGACGATGCTTGTCGGTCAAGAATGGCTTGACCGCAAGACCGCCTCTGACCCTGACGACGCCGACTGCGAAGTGCGCCCTCCCCTGATCGTCACGGACAAACTGGTGGAGGCGGTGGCGAGGGCGCTCTGCATCAGTCGCGACGGGCTCGACCTGTCCCGCGAGAAGGACCGCAAGTATCTCGAAGGCGAATGGTCGGACTGGAAAGACGAAGCCCGCGCCGCCCTAGAAGCCGCCCTAGCCCGCTCCGGTCCAGCCGAACACGACCGCGAGGAGTTGCTTGACACGATCGCGGACGCGATTGGCGACAGTATGGATATGGACTGGAACTACCGCGACGGTGCGCGATCAGTGCTTGCAGCGTTGGTGGCTGAAAACATCGTGAAGGTGAAACCATGACAGACTTTGCTTGGCTGATCGAGGCCCCCGGCCCGATGTATCTTCGCACCCGGACCATCGGACATCACCCTGACTTTGGGTGGACGCACGAAGCCAACGAGGCCCTCCGGTTCATATCCAAAGACCAAGCCGATGGCGTTATGATGGCGGTGCGTCGCATGGAGCCCGCGCTGTTCGCGTTCGAGAGCACGCTTGGCAACGCATGGCCCCGCGAACACGGATGGCTAGCCCTCGCCACGGGAGCTGGGGGAATGACCGCCGGTCCGATCCTCGCGGTGAACAACTTGGAACAGGTTAAAATCATAGCGGACTCCTACGTTTACAAATCCCGCACCTACACCGCCGAGGAAGTGGCTGCGGCGCTGGATGGGGTGGTCACGGAGGAAATGGTGGAGGCGGGGGCGAGGGCCTTGGCGGTATCCGTTGCGGACGGCCACGAGTTTGCCCCTTGGGACAAAAAACACCCGGACACGAAAGCCGAATATATCCGCAACGCCCGCGCCGCCCCTACCGCCGCCCTCGAGGCAGCAAAGGAGACGGAGCGATGAACCCTGTCAATGCGCCCTACTGCCGCGCTTACGACTGCATCGGCAAATGCGCTGGATTTTACACCCACGCCACCTGCCCGTTTAACAACCCGCCTCCCTCTGGAAACGGCATAGAGAGATATGAGCTGCTCAGAGACGTGATGATCCGCCTGAAGTCGTTGGAACGCGCGGTCGGGACGAATACCGTCGTTGGAGGACCAAAATGAGAATGGTTAGCGAAGAAGTGGAGCGACTGCAGGCGGCTCTAGCGGCTTATCCTAGAGGACATTCCACAAACAATAAGGGGGCGCTCGTGGTTCAGGTGTTGGTTAACGATCTTCGATACGTTCTCTCTTTAGCTGAGTCCAAATCATCTCGCGCAAAGCTGGACGCGGGGGAATGACCGAGCCCCGCTGGGTCCGCAGGATCGACTGGGGCCTATGGGCGGCGGCGGCGGCTGGATCAACGGTCGCTTCTCTTGGCAGCCATGCACCCCAGCTGGGACCGCGTATTGCGATTGGGAGTGTTCGTGTCCCAGCTCTGCATCTCACCGCGCCTCCCATAAACCCAAGGACCACCCATGACCCAGGATGACAACGCGCTGTTTGAGCGCATCGAACAGGACTTGCGGGGACGACGCGATCCCAAGTGGGCACACAATTTCGATCCCGCCCTGACGGATGACTATGAAGCCCTCCTCGCCCTCGCCCGCGCTCAACCGGAGGGGTGGGTGTTGGTGCCGAGGGAGCCGACCGAGGCGATGGTGCATGAAGGCGGCCTTATGTGCGACGACGGGACCGAACATGAAGAGAGAGCCCGCGCAAGGGGTGTCTGGATTATGATGGTGGAAGCGTCCCCGCTTTGTCCCGCCGCTCCTACCAGTGATGGGGGAGAAGGGTGATGGGCGAGTCCATCTTAGACCTATCCGGCGCACCCTCGGAAGTCCTGCGGGGAAGCGAACCCGAGCCCGGCGACCTCTATCGCAAAGCTGGTGGTCCTCCCGGTTTCTGGTGGGTCATTTCCGTTGCGCCCTCTGGCGACTGCTACGTTCTCGCGCTGGACCTTGAAGGGCGCTTGACCGGCGCTGGTCGATACGCCGCGAGCTACTTCAACCGCAACGTCGCGCGGAGGGTTGGATACGCCGAACTGCCGAGCGTCCGCGTAACATGGGGCATTCCACAATGACCCTCCTAACCCACGCCCTCTTGCTCCTCCTCGCCTTCGCAGCTGGGATCATAACCGACATGGTGTTTTTCTCTAAAGGGCCGAAGGGACCGTTTGAGTGATGCTAGAGATACTGGGGAAAGACCTTGTGCTGACATACCCGCCAGCGTTGGCGCTTACGGCGGTTTCGGCGCAGGCCATGGGCGCTGTGATAAACTCGCACGCGGCCATGTACGGACCAAGCGAAGCAGCGGCGTTTCAAGCACTAAATGCGATTACGCTGTTCTCGGGTTCGATAAACTTTAACGACGAACAAATGAGCCGTTCGTTCACTGACCAAAAGACAGGGACGTTTTACTGGCTGGACACTGAGATCGCGCTGTACTTATCGGCGCCCGTCATGGCTTGCTATTTCTTTCATGACTGCTGGCACATGGTCCAATTCAAACAAGACGACGGACCAGCGGCTACCCTGAGCGACGAAATAAATCGCGAAGTTGATGCGGTGGCGCGACAAGTCGTTGTGGGCGGTAAGCTCGGTGTCCCGCAGTATGTTCTTGACTTTCTCACCAAGTATGGCAATGACCGCGCCGCCATTGCCACGCGCATCGGCCAAGGCGTAAACTCTTGCGCTTGCCGCATTGGTCAGGGGTAAATATGAAGCGCCCGCCGCAAGTTGTAACTGTAGACTTTGAGACGCTGCCCATACAGCCGCGTCCGCAATTTCCGCCGGAGCCGGTGGGTGTGTCCATACTCATGCCCTCTGAGAAGAAGGCGCGGTATTTCGCTTGGGGCCACCCGGCCGTGAATAACTGCACCAAGCGGCAAGGCGCCGCCGCGCTGAAGACCGCATGGACTGCGGGTTATCCCTTGCTGTTCCAGAACGCTAAGTTTGATATATCCGTGGCGCAAGAGAAATTGGGGCTTCCTTTCCCCAAAGAATACCACGACACGATGTTTCTTCTATTTTTACATGATCCACACGCGCCCGATCTTAAGCTGAAGGAAGCGGCAGAACGCATACTAGGTGAACCACCACTTGAGCGCGACACTCTTAAAGAGTGGATCATGTCTCATAAGAAACAGATCGCTGAAGAGTTTGGTTGGGAATTCACACCTAAAGAGTGGGGCAGCGCCATTGCCTATGCGCCGGGCGACTTGGTAGGAACCTACGCCAATGGGGACTCTACGCGAACCCGTGGTCTGTTCAACCACTTGTGGCCACGTATATGTGAGCGCGGCATGCAAGCCGCCTACCAGCGCGAAATCGACATCATGCCCATATTCCTTGAAAACGAGCGGGTAGGCTTGCGGGTCGATGTTGATAATCTGCGTAAAGACGTTGATGTTTACAACAGAGCGATGGAGACAGCCGATCAATGGTTGCGCAAGCGCCTGAAGACCAAGGACCTTAACCTTGACAACGATGGCGAAGTCGCTGAGGCCCTGAGCAAGACGGGCGTAATAGCCGCCGAAGACTGGGCTGTGACCGCCACGGGCAGGCGCAGCGTCAGCAAAGCGAACCTTCTGCCGGGCATGTTCAAAGACCCCGCTGTCGCGAGCGTGCTAGGGTACAGAAATCGGCTGACCACTTGCCTTAAGATGTTCATGTACCCATGGCTCCGCCAAGCCGAGGCGCGGCCTGACCGCCACATAAGCACGAACTGGAACCAAGTGCGTCAGCCTAGGGGCACAAGCACGGGCGGTACGCGCACGGGCAGGCCGTCCACTGCCGACCCTAACTTTCTCAACCTGAGCAAGACTTGGGACGACAAGGACGACGGGTTCATCGAGCCGCACAAGCTTACCGGGCGGAACAAGTCGGACCCCGTACTCCAAAGCCTCCTAGGCTTGCCCCTAGTGCGCCGCTATATTCTACCCGATGCGGGCGAGACCTTTTGCCACCGCGATTTTAACGGTCAAGAACTTCGGGTCATGGGACACTTTGAAGACGGCGCGCTTCTTAAGGCATACCAAGAAGACCCAACGATCGATGTTCACTCCTGGGTCAAGGATATGATCCTTGAACACGCGGGGTTGGACTACCATCGCCACCAAGTCAAGGTAACTAATTTCAGGCGCATATACGGCGGCGGCGCGCCTGCCATGGCAAACGCCCTGCACATCAGCTTGGACGCCGCCAAACAGCTCCTAACGGCCCACAGTAAGGCGTTGCCGGGGCTTAAGGACCTGCAGGACCAAATAAAGGCGCTCAGCGCGGCGGGCGAGCCTATTGTGACTTGGGGCGGCCGAGAGTATTATGTGGAACCGCCGGGGTATTCCGAGCGCTTTAAGAGACACATGACTTATGAGTACAAGCTGCTGAATTACCTTGTGCAGGGCTCTGCGGCCGACATAACCAAGGAAGCGATCTTGCGTTACCATAGGCACCCCAAGCGCACGGGTCGGTTTCTTGTTACGGTGTACGACGAGATCAACGTAAGCGCCAAGAAAGCGGCGCATGAAATGGAGATACTTCGCCAGTGCATGGAGGGCATTGAGCTAGACGTGCTTCTGTTATCAGATGGTAAAACAGGTCCCAACTGGGGAACGCTAACCAAATTCGTGGATACAAGATGAACATACCGCGCGCCTACACTTGTCCGCTTATCGATCCTAAGCCCGCTGGCGTATGCCCGCATCGGGTGTACCCGTTTGTCGGCGTGGCTGGAAAGCAAGTGGCGCCGAACCTTAAGTCTTACTGCAATATTCGTGAAAAATGTTTAGCCAGCGGGAAGGGAAAACCGTGAGCACTCATCCCGTAAGATTTCCGCGCTTTGTGTTCGATGGACCGGGCCGCGTAGAAATCACCAAAGCTGACGGAACGCTGCGCTGCCGGCAAGCGGTGATGCCGCCGTATTCTCTAACGCCGCGCCAATGTAAGAAGCGCGGCACGACACAAGAAGGTGTTCACTGGCTCTGCCGTAATCATAAAGGATTAAAATGACAACGCCTCTCGTAACTGCATGGTCGTACACACGGTACGCTGATTACACTCGGTGCCCGCTGTATTTCAAGCTGAACTACTTGGACAAAACCATCAAGTTTGAAGGCTCGCCCGCTATGCGGCGCGGGTCGAACATACACAAGGAAGCGGAGGACTTCACGCTTGGGCGCACCAAGAAGCTGCCTGACAGCCTGAAGAACTTCAAGACTCAGTTTGCCGAGCTTAAAGCGCTGAAGCCCATGGTGGAGCAGAACTGGGGCTTTCAGAAAGAATGGTCTTGGATCGGCCGCCCCGGCTGGTTCGGCGACGACGTGTGGTTGCGCGTGAAGGCCGACGTCTTCGCCCACTACGACGACGATACCGCGGATCTCATTGACCACAAGACCGGACGCAAGTATGGCGTCAACATGGAGCAGGTGGAGCTCTTCGGCGCCACCGCGTTCATGCGTCTACCCACACTAAAGCACGTGAACATTCGGCTTTGGTACTTGGACATCGCCGATCCCAGCCAAAACGAAGAACTGGTCGAGATGACCGCCGCCGAGGCCGTGCTTATCCGCAAGGACTGGGACAAGAAGGTCAAGCCCATGTTCGCCGATCGGCGCTTTGCTCCGAAGCCAAACGATAAATGTCGCTGGTGTCCCGCGTCCAACGCTAACGGAGGAGTCTGTAAATTCTGACGTCCAAAGATTTCGCAGTCGTATGCTCTACCGCTGTCGCCGCCGTAGAGATGGAGTTTTACGAAAAGAGCGACGCTGACAAATACGCCAAGGCTACGGCCGAGCGTAGCCCACAAGAAGAGTACTGGGTCGTTGAGATCAAGTCGAAATATAATGCGGGAGAAAACTGATGCGTACACCCGACCTCATCATCGGAACTGAGGAAGACCCATACTTGAAAAGATGGTGGGTCATACCGCGCAACCCGGTGTTCAACATATATCTGCACCAGATACTGCGGCCCGACAACGACGTGCTGCACGACCATCCATGGTGGAACTTGAGCATCGTGCTCAAGGGAGGCTATGTGGAGACCACGCCAAAGGACGCTTACACGCGGCGGGCGGGTAGCCTTGTGGCGCGGCGCCCCACGGCCCTGCACAGTCTTGCGCCGCTCCCAGGCGGCTGCTGGAGCCTGTTCATCACCGGCCCCCGGCTGCGGGTGTGGGGCTTTGCCTGCCCAAAAGGCTGGATACCGTACTACAAGTTCAAAAACTACGACAACCGCGCATCGGGCGAAGTTGTCGGTGAAGGAGGATGCGGAGAATGACCCACGTAATGCTTGACCTTGAAACCTACGGCGTGGCGTCGGGATGCCCCGTGCTGAGTATCGGCGCCGTTGTGTTCAGCCCCGGTAGCGCCCCTAACGAGTTTTACGGCGTGGCGCGTAAAGAGCAACTCCGGTTCGGCCTATGGGAAGAACCTGAGACTGTGAAGTACTGGCAAGACCAGAGCGAAGACGCACGCAAGGTTCTCACAGACCCGCGCGCCGTTGACCTGGACGTGCTTCTCAAGCGGTTCGCCGATTGGCTGGACCCCGCTGCGTTTGTCTGGGGCAACGGCGCGGACTTCGACCTGCCTATTTTGGCGACCGCTTATCGGGCATGCGGCATGGCTGTTCCGTGGCGCGGCTTCAACGGGCGGTGCTATCGCACCATGAAGAACTTGGCCCCTAGCGTCAAACTCATTCGCCAAGGTACTCACCACAACGCGCTAGACGATGCCAAGTCCCAAGCCGAGCATCTGACCCGCGTGCTTGCCGCGCTGGGTGGCCTTACGCTAGGGTGACGCATGCCGGGGCGTAAAGATCACTACGGGACCACGCCCAAGGCGCGGCGCCTTGTGCGGCAGCTCGGGCAAAACGTGCGCGCCTTGCGTCAGCACTACGGCTGGTCTATGGTGGAACTCGGGCAGCGCAGCGGTCTAAGCTGGCGTATGATTGAGAAGATAGAGCAGGAAGGCAGCGCGCCAAGTTTTGTCGGTGTGGTATGGCTCGCAGAAGCGTTTGATGTTACCATAAATCAGTTGGTCTACATGCCGCTTATCTGCGTTGATGGACGGTTGCAGTCGCCTATAGACGGAAGGTTCATAGTACACAATGCGGCGGGAACGCGAAGAGATAGAGAAGCCGGTACAACGGAGAGCACTTCTTGAATTACTTGTACCCTGCATCCCACTTAAGTTGATAGAGGGTAGTGAGACGGGGTGGCCCGACGGTATCTTCCTTATTCCAGGCGGGCGCCCGTTCTTCATAGAATTCAAATGGCCTGGAGAAGAGCCCGAGCCGAAGCAAGACTACATGCACACACTACTAAGGAACTTGGGGTATGACATCGAAGTCCACGACAACGTCGAAGAAGCTCTTGCAGCAATCAGAACCCGCGCTGAAGCGGGTCGCCGTAAAATGGGAGCCCCTTCCATACATGAGGCGCGCCGTGAAGTTCTTACTGGAGCACGCGTGCGCCGCCCTGTTCCTCGATCCCGGGCTTCGTAAGACTTCCATCACCTACGCCGCGTTCTGCTTTCTGAAGAAGCAAGGCGTCGCCGATAAGATGCTTGTGATCGCGCCGATCAAAGCCTGTTACAGGGTTTGGCCTGCCGAAGCCGCCAAGTGGAAAGACTTCAGCCATCTACGCGTCGTCGTTCTTCATGGCCCTAAGAAGAACGAGCGGCTGCACGAAGACGCCGACGTGTACGTGGTAAACCCCGAGGGCATCGAGTGGCTTGTTGGCAGTCGCAGCCTGCGCGAATGGAAGAAGCTTGGCTTTGATACCCTGTGCATAGACGAGCTCACAAAGTTTAAGAGCTCAAGCGGCAAGCGCTTCAAGATACTCAAGACGGTGCTGGACACTTTTAGCAGGCGGTGGGGCCTTACAGGCAGTCCGGCCCCCAACGGCCTGCTGGACCTCTTCGGACAGTGCTACGTGCTGGACCTTGGCCGCACGCTGGGCCGGTACATCACGCACTATCGGTTTGAGTACTTTGTCAACCCCGATAAACAAGGGTGGAACTGGGCGCTTAAGCCCGGCGCCAAAGAACGCATTTACGAAAGACTAAAGCCCCTTGCGCTGCGCATGAGCGCTGATGACTATTTGGACTTGCCGCCCATCATTGATATTGGGCTGGAGAAAGAAGAACGCCTTGAGCTGCCGCCTAAAGCGCGGGAACTCTATGACGCGCTTGAGGAAGACCTCATCGCTAAGATCGACGCCAAGATAGTCACGGCGGCCAACGCCGCTACAGCCGGAGGAAAGCTTTGGCAGATATGCAACGGCGGTCTGTACGTGGACCAAGACTTGGCGTCGATTATCAAAGGCGGCGTGGCGGGGCGCTCTACCATGAAGATACACGATGTCAAAACTGATTGGCTGGAAGAACTCATAGAGTCTCTTAACGGCCAACCACTTTTGGTCGCGTACCAATACCAGCATGACCTGGAGCGCTTGCAAGAGCGCTTTGGCAAAGACATCCCCGTGTTCGGCGCGCACGATAAGAAGAACTCTCTCATAGAAGCCGCGTGGAACCGCAACGAACTCTTGTATGTGTTCGGTCAACAGGACTCCATTGCTCATGCTCTGAACTTGCAGGAAGGTTCTGCGGCGCACTTGGCGCACTACAGCTTGACGTGGAACCTTGAGACGTATGAGCAGCTTATCCGACGAATTCGCCGCTCGGGTACGCAGGCCAAGCGCGTCTTTAGGTACCACGCGGTCATCAAGGATTCCACCGATGAAGACCGCGTGTACTCCATACGCCGCAAGGACAAAACACAGAAATCCCTTTTTGACGCATTGAAAGCGAGGCATGGCCGGTGATGTGGTTAAAGATCAAGCAATGGCTATGGGCGGCCAAGCGCCGCCGTTACGAAAAACATCGTACCAAGTGGCGCCGGGCTAACCCTATAAAGGATGTAAAATGAGCAATGCAGGCTGGATCGGCGTAGACCTAGACGGCACGCTGGCGTTCTATGTAGACTGGGTACACCACGCCAATATCGGTGAACCCATTAGGCCCATGGTGAACCGGGTGAAGAAGTGGATCGCCGACGGCTACAAAGTGAAGGTGTTCACCGCACGTATGTCCGTTGAGGATGAGGCCATACGCTCTGAGATCGCCGCTGCCATTCGGTTGTGGACCACGCGAAATATCGGCAAGCCCTTGGAAGCCACGTGTATCAAGGACCTCAATATGATCGAACTATGGGATGACCGCGCCGTGGGCGTGTTCCACAATACCGGCGAGCCATCCGGGCCGAGCCCGTTAGGGCTATGAGCACAAAGAATTCACCGATACACAAGCTGAACGCGGAAGCTGGTGAAATTGCGCGCACGCTTAAGCGCGCCGAGCGCCGGGAACCCACACTAATCCCAGCAGCAACGCGCGACAAACCTACGATTAAGGTTGGTATCGTGATGGACGACAAAGTGCTTTCGCCGGAAATCTCCTGGGAAACTATAGGTGGCATGACTCAGGACGAACTTGCCCGATGGATCGTAGATGAGATGCGGGAGATAAAGCATGTCAGACATTAGGCAAAAGCTGCTGGAGTATGGCATCGAGCTCATGCAAGAGTTCTGCACCGCCAATGCGCTTGCCACGCCCCATGTAGCGGTCTACCCTGCGGAGCGGTGGAGGTTCAAGAGCGCCTGCGCGTACTACCGGCCCACCACCATTAGCATTTGCCCCACGGAGTGCGCCCACGTCGGTCGTGCGGGCATGGCGTGGAGCTATCCTGGGTACGCGGTGGACCGCACGCCCTACGGTGTAGTTCAGCACGAATTGGGTCACCACGTAGATTTTGTGCTGTCCGACAATAAATATTCCTATGGCGGCGACTTCAGCGAGAAGTTACGCGCAGCAACGGGCGAAAAAAGAATAACAAGTTACTGTCCGAATGACCAAGAATGGTTTGCCGAAATATTCAGGCTCTTCGTTACTAACTCTGATTTACTGAAGCTTATCAGGCCCATTACTTACGCCGCACTGCGCAAAGTCTATAAGCCTGTGGTGGACGCCCCATGGCGCAAGGTGCTTAGGCACGCGCCCGAGCGCACGATAGAAATGGCGCCCCGCAAGTGACACGAAAAAAGCGCTTGCCAACTCCCTCAGAAAGAGCCTACGATGTTCCATTCGTTGCAATCAACCACGTAAGGAGCGTTGTTGGCGGACGGGCTCTATTGGTAGCTGTGCTTGAAGTTGGAGATGGCTTTCTCTGTATCGAGTGGCAGCTAGGGATATCCCAAGTAGTTCTATGCGCCGTGAAGAAGAGTCTCTTCGAGGCGCAGTTCTTCAGTAAGACTCAGGACGATTTGTCGGACGTCGTGGCCGACTTTAAGTCTAAGGCATACACCCACGGCGCCACACTGGAGGCTATCCAGCTTTTGAAAGAGCTCACAGAGCTCACAACCGAAGAGGAAGACGAAATGGCCAAGACACCGGCTGCGAAGGCTGCGGCGGCTACCAAGCTGTCCAAGGCATCTGAACCCAAGGCCGCCAAGGCCGAAGGCGGAAAGGCCGGGCGCGCCCCGGCTGAGTTCGACTACAAGGTTGTGAAGGGCGCCAAGAACGATACCCGCGAGGGTACCTGGACCCATCACATGGCCGAGACGATTCTGGCGCACACGTCCACCGCCGAGGCACGCGCCGCCAACGCCAAGGCCAAGGGCGCCACGCCGAAGGGCCAACCCTTCAGCGAGAAGGCGATGGACTTCGCTTGGGCCAAGGAAAAGGGCCTGATCACCTACTAGTCGGCGACGCCGGCGACGACGGACCCCGCGCCATAACGGCGCGGGGTTTTCGATATGAGGCTAAGACATCATGCGAATTTTAGTGCTTGGCGGCGGCGGCTTCATCGGCGGTCACTTGACGACGAAGTTACACCGAGAAGGCCACTACGTCGTTCCTGTCGATATTAAGAACGAACCGGATTATCCAAACGAATTCCATCGTTATATACGCGCAGATTTGCGAGACCCGTACATAGTTAACAGTATCATGAAGAATATCGACAGAGAACCCTGGGACGAAATATACCAGCTCGCGGCCGATATGGGCGGGGCTGAGTACATCTTCTCTGGCGAGAACGACGCCAATGTGATGCACAACTCGGCGCTGATCAACCTTAACGTCGCGAAAGCCGTGGTGGCGTACGCACCCACAGCGAAGCTATTTTTCTCGTCGTCGGCGTGCGTGTACTGCGAAGATCCAGACAACCCGTTCTGCCACGAAGATAGCGCGTACCCCGCCGAGCCCGACTCCGCCTATGGGTGGGAGAAATTATTCTCGGAAAATATGTACGCGGCGGCGCAACGAAACTATAAGCTTGATGTCAGGGTGGCGCGGTTCCATAATATCTTTGGCCCCAAGGGCACATGGCGCGGTGGCAAAGAAAAAGCGCCCGCCGCCATCATGCGGAAGATAGCCGAGGCCTCCGAGCACGATATCATCGACGTATTTGGCGCCGGAACCCAAACTCGCAGCTTCCTCCATATCGACGAATGTCTAGAAGGCGTCCTGCGTTTGATGCGCGCCGATAAGAGCTACCCGCCGACAAATATCGGCTCAGATGAAATGGTATCCATCAATACGCTTGTGTGGATGGTGGCGGGCATCGCGGGCAAGCAGATCAAAACGCGTCACGTGGATGGCCCGCTTGGGGTGAACGGGCGCTGTTCGGATAACCGACTTATACAAGAGCGCTTGGGGTGGAGACCTAATGAGGCTCTTGAAGCTGGGCTCCGCAAAACTTACCCTTGGATCGAAGAACAGGTGAAATCATGGAAGTCGTAGTCCCAAGCATCGGTCGTGTCCACGATGTCCGCACAATCGAGAGCCTCGTACAGGCGGGCATAAGCCCCGTGGTGGTAACGTGGCCCGCGCAGGCCGCCGCCTACGTCCAGGCGTGTCCCAAGGAGGCGCGCGTGGTGCTCTGCAAGGTGCGGGGCATTGCCCTAACCCGCCAGTGGGTGCTCGAGAATGTGTCAGACGAAAAGATCGTCATGGTGGACGATGATCTTAGCTTCCACACGCGGCGGTTGGACGACCCCACCAAGTTCGTTCCTGCGACACCAAAAGATATCAAGTTACTGTTCAAGATGTTCGACAAGCATCTGAACAAGTACGCTCACGTCTCCATGGTGGGGCGCCAAGGTGGGAACCGAATTCTGACTGACCAGGAGTGCGCCCGGCCTTGGCACGTGTTCGGGTTCAACGTTCCCCGTGTGCGCGCCGTAGGGGCGAAGTTCCACAAGGGCTTGCTCCAAGACGACTTCGACATGACGCTCCAACTACTGAGGGCGGGCCTGCCAAACCGGATCATGAGTCAGTGGGCGGTTAATCAACACCATGGACATGGAGCTCCAGGCGGTGCGGCCACATACAGAACGGTGGAGGAGCACAACGCCAGCGTTCTTCTCCTTGCTAAGCGCAACGCCCCCTTCGTGGCGGTGCGCGAAAAGGAATACGCCCGCAACGATCCTCTCGGCACCCGCCTAGAGACAACAATCGCTTGGAAGAAAGCTTATGCAAGTCATTCATAAATACCCAGTACTCGCCAAGCCGGGCGAGTCCGCCGATATCGAGATACCTATTGGAGCTAAGATCGTGCATTGCGCGCTTCAGAACTCAGGGCCGGTGCTTTGGGTTCTGATCGGCCCCATTCGCAATATTACGAAGAAGCGAAAATTCGCCGTGGTCGGTACGGGGTGGGACTTACCTGATGACGCGGAGCACATCTTCACCTTTATGGTAGGCGAATTTGTGTGGCACGTAATCGAAAAGAAGACCGCTGACGCCGTAACGGTGGCCTAGCTATCACCCCTGTTTAAGTTTATAGTGGCCCCATGTGTACTTGTGGAAACCGCTGGCCTTGGCTCCATTGCGGAAACAATGTCTGCAACTTCACGGCGTTCACCATGGAGCGGCGAGAAATAGCTTACGCACGGAGGAAGAGACTTGGCACTTTTAACTCTCCATGACCCGTACGAATGGTTCGACCCCGAGCGGGGCCGCCAGGGTGTTCTGATACATTCGTCACAAATAGGTAGCCCCGTGGTGCGCCGTATGCGGGAACAATCAAACTGGATAGAAACATGGGAGGCATTCGATGCGCACAAAGGAACTCGTGAAGTTCATCAAGGAACGCGAATCTATAAGGCTGAAGAAGGAAGCGGGCAAACCCCGCCCGTGGACGAAGGACCCGATACTCGGCAACTATCGCTTCTGTAACGTACACCGCGAAGATGACCGGGTTACGCGAGAACTTAAGGCACTGGCCCCCACAGAAGATGCGAACCTGTGGTTCTGGTGGGTCATGGCGCGGCTGTTCAACAAGCCGCGCACCATGGCGCTTTTGTCCAACATGCGGTACATGGGCAAGCTGACCCTCAACCATGAGCAGATGCGCAAGACTTTGAAGGAAGCCCGCGAACACGGCCCTATCTTCAACGGCGCGTACATTGTGTCCACGAACGGCGTTTCCATGGACAAAGTGGACTACATAATCGACCGCGTGTTGAAGCCGCTGTGGGCGGCGCGTAAAGATTTGCGACCGCTGCAAAACCAATATCTGTCCGGGTACCACGCGGATTTAATGCAGTTTGATGGGCTCGGAAGTTTCATCGCCGCGCAAGTGGTGGCGGACCTTAAGTACGTGGAGCCGCTCCTAAGCGCGCCTGATTGGGGGACTTGGGCCGCGCCCGGCCCCGGTAGCAGGCGCGGGCTAAACCGCGTGTTTGACCGACCTGTAGACGCTCCGTGGCGCACTGACGAGTGGCTGGCGCACCTTACCCAGCTACGCGCGGCCCTGAGCATGCGCGACAGGCTCCATGCGCAAGACCTACAGAACTGTCTGTGTGAATTCGATAAGTACGAACGCGCGCGACTAGGTGAGGGGCGGCCGAAACAACTTTACAAGGAGTCCTCGCTATGCAGATAATCGAAGCACTCGGTTTCATTGTGGCCGCGCTTATATTAGCCGCCACATTCTCCTATGGTGGTTTTGGCCGCGCTGTAGGAGATTCCCCCCGCTGGCCACAAAAGGAATACTGTCTATGAGTAAACAACTGAATGTCGGCGCGACTTCCACGGCGACTGTGTCCTACCAGGACCCGGCTGGCGCTACCGTGCCGGTCGTGGGCACGCCTACGTGGACCGTGGATAACTCCGCCGTCGCAACGGTGGTCCCGGCCGCGGGCGGCCTCAGCGCCGTGGTCACCGCCGTCGCCGTTGGCACGGCTACCGTGACCGTTACGGCCGAGGGCGATCCGACCCCCGGCGTCGACACGATCACTCTGACCGGCTCGGTCGTCGTGGTCGACGAAGCCAGCACCGGCACGCTGACTTTCTCCTAAGCCTCATGGGGTTCTGCCCGGACTGGGCGGACGCAAGCGCTGGTAGGGCGGCCCCAGACTAGGACATTTCGCACCACTGGGGAACAACGAATGTATGTGATACGCGCGCGTAATGTGCAGCAAGCACTGCCAGAAGCCCTTCTGGCGCTAAGGGCACACGGCATCCGAGAATCATCACGGGTGGGAGATGTTCTTCGCTTTCCAAGCCCGGTGACTACCGTGCTGGAGAAACCCATGGAGCGAGTTATCTTTCACGCGTGGCGAGACGCCAATCCGTTCTTTCACATAGTAGAAGCTGCGTGGATGCTTGCTGGGCGCGATACCCTTAGCGACCTCACGCCGTATGTGAAGAACATGGAGAATTTCAGCGACGACGGCGGGGTTACTCAGCCCGGCGCTTACGGTAAGCGGTGGCGAGAGCATGAAGGGCCACGCTTCGTTGATCAGCAGATATGGCCTGATCAGCTTAACTGGACGGTCAAGCGTTTGCGCGAAAACCCAAACGACCGGCGTGTAGTCGTGCAGATGTGGGACCCCGGCGTTGATATCGAAGCCGCTGACAACAACGGCAAGGACGTTCCCTGTAATCTGACGATGATACCGTGGGCCATGGGCGGCAAGCTTCACCTGACCGTCTTCAATCGCAGCAACGATATTATCTGGGGATTGTACGGCGCCAACGCTGTTCATTTCAGCATGTGCTTGGAGTACTTGGCGGGCCGCGTGGGTTTGGCCGTGGGAACTATGACCACGGTGTCCAATAACTTTCACGCGTACGTGGACAAAATACCGCCGATGGCCGTTGTCGAATCAAGCCTGTTCCATGCCGGTGATCCGTATTCAAATGCCCCCGATCTTGTGGCGCCCACAAGCTTGTTCGCTGACTGGGGCTTTAAGGTCATGGACGACGCCTACGAGCGCGTGATGCGGGAAGACCTGGACCAGTTCTTTAATCACGGGCCAATGGCCACGATGAGTGATGCCCGGTGGCCGTGGCTGCGCCGGGCGCTAGCGCCCATGGCGCTTGCGCACCAACGCCACAAGGGGCCTCGCCTAGGGCGGCGCGCGGGAACCCTTAGCATACTAAGCAGCGTAGAAGCCTCGGACTGGCGCCGCGCCGCTACCGAATGGGCAGAGCGTCGATACCGGGTGCCCCATGGGGGTTAGAGGCCGCCCCGGCGGCAAAGGTCCGACGATGTTCTGGACCGCTAAGGAGCGCGCTTTGGTGCGGGCCGCTCTAAATGACTTAGTACGAAAGATACCCCGCCACACGCAGCGGGCCATTATCAGCCTTATGTTAAGAATGGAGAGCGGTGAATTCGATGATTAAACAAGTCGGCGGCGAGCACTACGAGTACGGAGACCCAGATAACCAACACTGGGATTTAATGGACCGCTGGGACATTGAGTACCTCCCGGCCACGGCAACCAAGTACATCGTTCGCTTTGACCGCAAGGGAACTCCCAAACTCGACCTTGAAAAGTCGATAAGTTATCTGGAGAAGCAGCTCCAGTGCCATCCGAACAAAGGTTGCCGCCGACTTGTGCCGCTGTCTGAAATGGAAATTTGGTATCAATCCAATGAAGTGAGCGGCGCAAAAATGGTACTGCTGGAACTTGTTCTCGTAGAAGGCGCGCCAAGGAACTTGCGCCAAGCAATCAAAATCTTGAAGGAGATTATCAGTGCAGAATATAACAGTTAAGAGACTTCCCCATAATCTTGACCTCCCGCTGCCCGCGTTCCAAACAAAGGGTTCGGCAGGCATGGACCTTCCCGCCGCCGTGCAGGTCCCCGTGACTATCGAGCCCGGCGAACGTATGATGATTCCCACGGGGTTGGCCATGGCCATACCGCAAGGCTTCGTGGGCCTCATCTGTTCGCGCTCTGGTCTCGGTGCAAAGAACGGAGTGGTGGTGCTCATCGCGCCGGGCCTCATCGACTCCGACTACCGTGGCGAACTATTGGTCACGCTCTTTAATTCAAGCAAGCGCGAACCGTTCACGATTAACCGTGGCGACCGCATTGCTCAGCTCATGGTGACGCCGGTGTTCCAGCCGGAGTGGCGCGAAGTCGACGAACTTACCGAGACGGAGCGCGGCGCGGGCGGCTTCGGCTCTACAGACAAAAAAGGCCCCGACATTGCTGCCGGGGCCAGTTCAGGGACGAGGAAGAAAGTTTAGCTGCCCGCTGCGTCTCGGGCCGCCACATCGGCGTCCAACTTGGCGACATCCGCATCGAGTTGGACGCCGGAATTGGCAAACGCCGTATCAAGCTGCGTTTGAGTTTCCGGCGAGAAAGACGCCTTGATCGTATTGTAGTCGTTGTACAGCGCCGGAATGTCGGCGATGCCAGCGTTGATTGCGGCGAGGATCACGCCTGCAAGTGCTCCCATTGTGTCGGTCTCCTACTTGGTTGCGGGAAGCGCGGCGGCGACCACGGGGCTCGTGGCGGCTAGCTGCGTAGGCACGGCCTGGAGATTGGCGAGCTGCGCCGCAGCGAGCACCAAGTTCCCGGCCTTGTAGTACGTTCGCGCTTGCTTGGCGTAGCCGTCGGCCGCATCGGCGATGGCCTTGATCTTGTCCGCCACCGCGAGGCTCACAGTTTTGGTAGTTACCAAGCCATCGGCGATAAGCACGGCGGCGTCCGCTGCCACCTGCGCATCGGTGATCGATTTCTCCACTGTCTGCGACGTGGTAAGCGCCGCGCCGCTAAGGCTGGCACAGCCCACCAATGGGCCACCCAAGCCCACGGCGCCCCCTACGATCAGCAGGGGAAGCAGGAAGGCCGCCAGCGGCGGCGTTTTGGCCACCACCACACTGCCCGTGGCCGCCGCCGTGGCGATGGCGCTTTTCACGTGCAGAAAATCCCACACGCCAAAACCGAACAGAACGAAAGTGGTGAGACCGGCGAACGCGGCGGCTGCGTCCGTACCGGCGATCTTGCCAGAGGTGACAATGGGAAGCATCACTGCCGCCCCCGCACCAATGGATTGCAGCGCCTTGATCGCAAGCGCCTTAACGTCGGATTCTGTCATGAATATTTCTCCCAAGGAAGTTGAAAATGACCCCAGTCGTGGAAGGTAGACACAACGCCCGGTGTCCACGCGCCCACTGCCGCGCCGCCCCATTCTATTGGGACGTTGAGGATATCTGCGGCATGTTGTATTTGACTGGCGATTTGCTTGAACGCGCCGCCCTGTGCGTTGGCCACGGCCCAATCTAACTGACCGCCTGTGCCGATCACGCAGACGTCCACGGCACACGCCAGCCCGTGTTCGCCCGCTTGTGGCAAGTGGCGGCTATGCAGCGTCTCGGAATGCCCAGAGGCTACCAGCGCCGCTTCGGCCGTTGCCGTGCGTATGCCGTAAACAACTTGGAACGCAACAGGAGTTTGGGCCGCTGATAGAACGACCTTGGCCAAATCCGGGTGAACGCGCGATAGAAGACCATGCGGGTCAACCATGGTGTAGTGGCTTTGGCCTGCATGATATAGCCCACGCGCGGTTGAGATGGCGCCACACATGCACCGGGCGGCGCTGTCCAAGCATGTTTACCAGCATGACGAAATTGTAGAACGCCATGATACCTGAGAAAGCAGCGAGCGGAACAGCGGCGTCCCCGGCGAATTTCACGCCGTGGTGGCCGTAGAACAACGCGGCCAAGCCGCCGAGCGCCACGGCGGCCAAAAACATAACGACCCGCACGGCGGGCGGCGCGCACGGCCACATCGTGTTCACACCTGACAGAAGTATCTGGCGCGTGCCAAGACAAATTCCAGCGATACCAAGAAATATCGTTGTTATGAGGTTGATGGTCATACTTAGTGCCTCGCTCTAATGTTTGTACCGCCCAAACGGCGGACTAACCCGGTTCCCATTAGATGAACAATGCTAGGAGCAACCGGGTTGCTTATCATACCAAGGACAACGGCGATGGCTCGAAGGTCAGCAGGTTGAGACTGGCGCACAACATCTCCAATGAATTGCGTGAACCCAGCGGATCCAATAGCACCGATTGCAAGGGCGATGATACATTCTGCTGTACCCGTAGTTCTACGTCCGCCTGCCCACGCTACCAGCAATCGCGGGGCGGCATACACGAAAGCCCCAAAGAACCCCCAGATCGCTAATTCATAGACAAGCACCTTGCCCCTCCTTTGCGCAGTGTGCGCTGTTAGCCCCTGCCAACCTGTTTGTAAACCACCGCGACTAGCTTCCACGCCCGTACAGGCTCACAACGGTTCCATTCGTGAAGGCGCTCCCGCTGTCGATAAAGACCGTGACCGACGTCACCGCCGCCGTGCCGGTCCAAACGCCGGAGACCGAGGTCAGGGCCGAAAAGTTTCCGCCCGCGAGCATCATCGACTTCGGGATCGTCGAGTTCGCGTAGTTCCCGATCGTGACCTCGAAGTGGCTGGGGTTCGGCGCGTAGCTGGAACCGCTCAGTCCATACCCGGCGAAGTAGGTCTGCGAGGACGCGGCGGCGCTGACGCCGCTTGAAACGGACCGCATGTATTGGAAGAAGTAGTCGGCGCCGCTGTCCCCGTTTAGCTGGACCGCTAAACTATCGTTCGTCACCGCATGGGTCGACGACCCGTCGACGACGACGACGAGGTCGCGGTAGGCGCCGGACACGGACGAAAAGGTCACGCTGGTAGCGGCCCCCGACGTTATGGTCTGGCTGATAAATTGCAGGGCCCCCGAGCCGCCGCCGGAGCCACAGGCCGCCCCGGCGTCGCCCACCTGATTCGCTGAGACGAACTTTGCGCAGTTTCCAGAGCCCGGCGTCCCGCTAACCGTCGGATAAACATTTGCTCCCCCGTCGGTCAGGGTGTCCGCCGATTGAAGCTGCTGCTGCTGGCCGGTCGGGCCGATGACGAGGGGCTTGCGGTTCGCGGCCTCGGCCTGACCGGCGATCAGCGCGGCGGCCCATAGGGCGACGAGAGCGAGGCGAGTTCTCATAGGAGTTGGTCCGGGCCGGGGTTGAACAGGAGGCGGGTGGCGTCGATCGCAGTCCCGACGATTTGCAAAGCGCCAGAGGAGGGAACCGTCGCCGTCATACCGCCGGAGGTCGAAAGGAAGTAGAGCGCGCCAGGGGTCAGGCCGGACAGGCCGGTGATAATCGCGCCGGGGAGATAGACCTGCGCGGTAGCGGAGGAGGAAAAGGACCCGAGGACGAAGCCGTTCGCCGGTTTCGAGGCATCGGTCGCATCGGCCAACACAAGACCGCTGGCCCCGTAGCTAACAAGTTGTCCGGCCGTCAGACTGACTGTAGCTGTTCTACTGACCGTCATCGGAACCGGGGCGAGCGGAGTGGCGTTGGCCCCCGTCGTGGCCCCCGACGCCCCGGCGGCGTTCGCGGCTTCAAGGAAGTAGGTGTAACCGGCGGCGATAGCGAGCGGCGTATCCGTGTAGGACGTCGCGAGGCCGGTCCAGATCACCGAGGCCGATCCGAACGACGCGCTAAGGCCCGGCGCGCGGAACAGGGTGTAGGCCGTCACGTTGTCAACTTCCGCATTTGCGGACCATGAAAGGGCCGCACCCCCGGCGACTGCTGTCGCTGTGAAGCTCGTCGGAGTTTTAGGGGCGCCCGCCGTCCCAGAACCGTAACCCGCGCCCGTGGGCGTGTAAGTGTAGACCGTGCAAGTGGAGATATCTTGCACTTGATTGTTGTACGTGTTGAAGCTTTGCAGCTTTATCTTAAGCGCGACCCCTATGTATCCCGCAGGCAGCGGGAAGGTAAACAGGGAGTCATCAAGACGTCCGTACAGCGCCCCCGTGGTGTGCGCGCCTGCCGTGGTGCCATATTGGCCCCGATACAGGTCTGTGAGGTCGTATGCGTTCGCTCCAATTAGTGTGACAGTTTCAGGACTAAGAAGTTCAAAGCTGGTGGAGCAGACGCCGTCCTGGATGATACCAACGGTCACACCGTTAGCCGCGTCCGCAGCGGTGGAGGCCGAGGCCAACTCACCATTGCTTTCCACGAGACTAACCGCCAGAGTATGCCCCGTATCGGGGTTGGTCCCGCCGTAACTCGCAAGACTAGCGGTGAGGTATCCTTGGCGCCCAACTGCCGAGATGGTGCCGATCTCAGCATAAGTCGTTCCGCCATCGGTGGAGACATTCACGAGTGCGCCGCCCCAGTTCGTATCAGAGCCAGAAGCGAGAATGCAAAGAATCGGGACACTAGAGCCGTTGTTCAAGCGCTGCGCAGCCAAGACATTCGGTTCAAACACAATCGGGTCGTTGGCAGTACCAGGGTTCACTTGCTGATTGCTGTAGGCGCGGCTTCCGCCTTGCGTAGTCTGCCCTATTGGTTGGCCAAGCGTACCGGGGAATTCTTCGCATGTAAGCATGAGCGAGCCATCATCCTGCTCTTCAATCTCACGTATGCGAACAGGGTAGTTAACAACTTGAAGGATCGTGTCAGTGATCATGCCGCAGTCCATAGGCTCAAGCTGTGAGTACTCCGGGCCTACAGTGAAAACGTAGTTTTCGCGCAAGTAAGCCATGCGCTGCTCCAGCAAGCTGGCGACTTGAAACGCCATCGGTAGATAGCAGATTTCGTGTGCCTGAACCGTAGAACCATAGCGGCGCCCTATGAGCTCGTTCTGGCTTTGGTCTATGACGTCGATCGGAACTGGGTCGTAATTTTGAGTGCGGTCCAGAACCTCCAGCGCCAGTGCGTTAGACGCATCAAACCAATCGGTGATGCTGACCAGAACAGGATCGGCATCTTTATCTTGTATGTAGTCTTCGTCAGTAAAGTTGAACACCAACGATATGGGCGGCAAGTAGGTCACACCGTTGCCAGTGACCTCGGCGTCACCAAACGGAACGAACTTCAGGGAGTACCCGGTCCAGGCGGGCGCCGTGTTAGTTATTTGCAGCCAGCGCGAAATGATGCCGGACGCCACTTCTTGGTTGTTGATAAACGGTGAAATTCCCCAGCCCATCGCCCGGCAATACGTCTGATATGCGCTGTCGCCCGTAGTGGTGGCGTCGGGACCGGATAGTAGTGAGCCACCGTCAAACGACGTAGTATCAAGGAACTGCGCGGGGAAGAGCGCGCCGTACTCGGGGTTCGTCAAGAACCGCTGGACTTCTAGCGCACAATCTGCGTCGCCCGCGCCGGTGTATCCCGTGTTATAGTTCGGGGCTTTGAGTTCAAAGGATGTCTGCGGAACCGTGGGCGTGCTGCCAAGATTGTAGTTCTCTGCTGCCATGTAGCAGATACCCTGATAACCGAAAGCATCGTTCGGATGCGTGGATACCAAGTACGACCATGGTGATTGCGGTATAGTACCCTCAAAGAATGAAAACCCGGCTGCAACAAACCCCGAGTAGTATCCTTGGTCCACCCATGTTTTGTCAACGCCGTCGGGGCACGGACCTTCACTCAGCGCCAGGAGTATGGTCGCCGAATAGGTGTAGGATTGCCCCTTGCCGCCGCCCTTGCCACCGCCCTTGTGGCCGTGAACGGTGTAGTCGGTGTAATAGATCAAGTTAGGTGTCGCGCGCACCAACCCACCGGCGTAAGGTACGCAAGTGACCATCGACGATGTTTGGATACTAAGGCCCGAATAGTCAGGGACCGTAGTAGCAGGACCTCTACCTCCCATTTTCAGCGCACCCTAAAAGCCCGCATCGGGCGGGGCTTGTTTCCAAATTGTGTCAAGTAAGAAACCATGCTGGTGTCGCTCTTATCTACGAAACCGAAACTGGCGTAGGCATGGATCACAAACGGCCACTCTGTAACGATGCCGCCGTGGCTGAAACTTTTACCGAACCGCCACACGACGATGTCCGCAGGCTGGATAGGTTCTTCGTGCCAGTCATACTCTTCGGTGTATTGCAGTATGAACGACAAATAGCGCTCTTCGCCATTGTGCATCATCCAGTCGCGGCCATACTTGCCGGTGGAGAACCATTCGAGCGCGCCGACCGCAGCGTATGTTTCGATGAGTATTTGCGCGCAGTCTATGCCTACGCCCTTTAGCTGGCGGCCCGGTCGTTGCTCGCCGTCGCCCATGTGGTGATAGGGCGTTCTTAGCCAAGTGTGCGCCTCGGCTACAGCGGCGGCACGCAACTCCGGCGACATCACAGGCCCATCTCCGCTTGTGGCACGCGCGGCGTGGCGCGAAACGAACTTTGGCGGCTGAAATAGATACAGTCGCTGACCGACCCTGACGCCAGCGGATCAGCACGGTTACAGCCCGGATAAGCTTTGAACGTGTCCCCCGCCAGTGGCGCCGTCGTGAACGGGTACGTAAGATAGATATTCGTTCCGTCGTAGGCCCTGATGGTGCGCGTTTGGTTTACCGCTGGGCCGCTCTCCATGAATATCTCGCCGTTGGCAAACGGGATACTCCCAGGTACGCCACCGCTCCAGGGAATAACGCTGGCGGACGGCCCCGTGCCCACCGTGCCGCTTTGCGCGAATGAGGACTTAACGGCGCCGCATGAACCAGAGTAGACGGTGTACGTGCAGTTCGGCTGAAACAGATTACGCGGCATTTGGATGTCTAGCATCACCAGCGCCGATTTGACTTTGTGAAGAACTTGCGTGCGACCAAGCTGGTCTATAGAGCTGGCGTACCCGTAGAACATCGGCATACCGCCAACCGGCGTGGGAAGGCCCGTCGGCGTAAGAATATCCGGGTCAAAGAACCAACGATCTCGTTGAACAACCGCGCCATCAAACGCGCGCTGGCGTACGGCCACCAGAAACGGAACACCGGCAATGGTGGACGGAACAGCCGAGTTTAGGTTGGGGGTGAGCATCATCGATTGTTGGTCGACTTCAATGGCGCTTGTTGGGTCATTGCCTGAACCAGATTGGCCCGAAGTGGCTTTGAATTTGAGCGACCCCTTGTCGATACCTATATCATTCGATATGTAGGTGGTGTTTCCTGTGCCGTCGCATGCGGGCACGGTGAAATCGTACTGGTTCGACGTCAAGAACAAGTTGTACCCCTGCCATTGCTGGTAAGCCATGCGTATCGTGATGGCTTCAGCAAACGGCACACTGAATGGGCGCCGTGCCATGAGCGCGTTGAAATCACCAGTGGTGAACCCCGCGTTAAGTGTGACCGGGCGCATTAGCTAACCTCACTAGAGAACGTGACTTTCTGTAGTTCGTACAGGCGCTGAGCGAACTCGTTGGTTTCCAGCTTGTCGTCATCAAAGCGACACACGAAGTAATAGTCAAAGTCGGCTGTGACCACCACACCAGAGGCGGGCGCCGTGGCGAACACAATCTGGTTCGGCAGCGTAATAGAGACTTCGCTCGCTTGGTACAAGTGCTGATACGAGATCACCATTGATTGCCCGGCCTGCGCCACATTGAACGTGTAGACGCCCGCCGCGCTTACCGCGTATTGGTTTGACGCTGGCGTGCCAGAAACCTTTGTGAGCGCCGTGCCAGAATGTGTGACGCCATAGTCTTGAACGAAGCCCGTGGTATCCGGCGTCAACGTATATGGGCCGGAACCGGGCACTGACAGCGTGGCAGTGCGCGCGCCGTACACGCCAAAGCCCTTGGCAAGCGCTAGGGTGCCCGTGCCCTGCGTTGTAAGAGTCACGTAGACCCCGGCAAGCGCGTTGGGGCTGGTAGTAGCCAGCCGCACCGTGTTAGCGTCTACAACGATCACCCAGTAAGCGGTGTTGGCAGCCGCACCGGACGGCAAAGTACCAGACGACGATAAGAACATCGGCCCTTGGCCATTGGTGAACCCATGGCCCGCTATCGTTACCTCAGAGTTTGACGTATTGACAGCGGTATACGCGAAGCTGGCGAGCGTCGTGAAATCTACTTGCCCAACGGGCTCCAACACCGTGCCCATGACAGCGGCGAAGAACGGCCACTGAAGAGTCACACCATCGCCGGTAGTAATGGAACCACCGACCACGTGATAGTCGTCCGGGTCTTGATATAGGAACGTGTACGCGCCGCCCGCAGTGTTCTTGAACAAGTCAATGATGGACTGCACGGAGTCCAAAGTATTGTTCATGCCTGACAAGTAGCGTGTGTCCGGCATAACTTCATAGTCAAGTTCGAAATTCCAGCGGGGGTAGACCATAAATGGCGTGACCGCACGCCGCCCCGTCGTCATTTCACGACGCGCGTTGTTGTAAGAGGGATTTTTCGCGCGGTCCCACTTCATACCGCCGCGCAAACTTGGAAAGCGTAATGTCGCCACAGGCAGAGGTCCTTGTGTTGGGCAGAGCACTTCTATACACATAAGCGCAACGCGGAGATGGGGGTAGCCAGCCGTCAAAGAATCAATGACGACAAGAGAATCCCTTAGATGAGGGTAGCCCTTGGTAAGAGATTCTGTGATAACAAGAGAATCACGCGCGTTCGGAGAACCTTTAGTCAGAGACTCCGTGACAACTAAGGTATCGCGGGTTTTCGCCATCAGCCTATCGAAATGATTTTCGGCCCCGCCTGTAGGGCGTTGATCTCAGATTGCGTCCAACCCGCGCTGGTATTTGGATCAAGTTCCCATATGTCTATATCAAAAGTGTAAGTTTCATAGAGTGAGTAGTTTGCCCCGGTGTAGTTTGTTCCGCCAGTGCGTAGAACATTCACTACGACAATCTCAGTAGCATCGTCCTGCCTGTAGCCGCCGCGCACTTGCACCCCATACGCCAGCGGCGCATTGACGGTGGCGCCCATGGCGTAGAGGTCGAGATCACCAACAGTTCCGTCATAATTGTAGGTGGTATCGTTCAAGTTCGTATTTGACGCGGCTTGCCAATTCGTCGACGCTCCGACAGCGGTGAAATCTGTTGTGGCGCCTGCACCGGCCGGAAACTGCGTCTGCACCCGGACGTTTCCGAGGAAGCTGTTATTCACCGACCCCGTCAGGTCGAGGAAGTAGAAGTCGTCGATCTGATAGCTAGTTGGCGCGCTCGTCAGTTGTGGTGCGAACAATATGGAGTCGAAGTAGGCGTGCCCGGTCACCTGCGTCACGCTTCCGGTTATGGAGAAGACGGCCACTCCATTGATCTTCGCAATCAGGCTCCCCGACGTTGCCGAGATCACGGCCTCGACCTCGAAATAAAACCATCCGCCGGAGACGAAGGTCCCGATCGGCGCTGTTGCGAGGAGCGTCCCGCTTCCCGGTGCCCCGCACCATACGTTCATTATTCCGTATTCATGGAAGGAGACGGAACACTGCGCGGCGTTGGCGGAGGAATCGAAGAACGCGATGTAGAAGGGCGCAACCAGCGCCGGGCCGATCTGCAAGGCCACGCCGACGACGCCGGAGACGCATGTCGAGCCAGGGATCTTTCTTAGAATGTTCGGCGGATTGGGACTTGAAGCCTGCTGATTGATCTCTAGACAGGTCCCCCCGAAGCGCCCGTTATAGGAACCGGGAACCGAGTAGCCGCTCCCACCGGGCTGGAAATACCAGCCGCCCGCTAGGAGCATTTGCGCCACAAGGGCGAAGGACGCCCCCGGCGGAATATAGTCGAATCCGTCAATTATACGGAGTGCCATGGCCTATGCCCCCGCATACGCGAATTTCCCATTGCGGTGCATTCCCTTTAGAAGTTTCGAAAAGTGAGTCTGCGCGCCTTCTAGTGCCTTCACCACTTTGCGGCCATCCATGTCTCCGCCGCCAGCACCATGGATATGGACCCCAAAATCCCCATGGAAGTCGCCACCACGGCTAGAGCGGTTGCCACCCGTCAGCGCGTTCATTATCGCCGTGTTGTCGGCTTTTGGCATGATACGTTCACCTTCGTGGATTTGCTGCACCATGTCACTCGGCACGTAGTTCGTACCTGTGGCGGCGCCCGCCAGCGCGGCAAAGCCAAGGGCATTGGCCGCCATAGCCTGCCCAAACGCGGGCGCTCCTAGGTCGATGGGGAAGGGAGCGCCCGCCATACTGGCTACGCCCGCCGCCCCGGCCACACCGGCATAGGATATCACCTGAGACTCGGCCGCCGTGCTTTGGGCCGCCTTGGCGACAACGAGGTTGACGATCCACTGCTCAACCATTTTCTCAATGGCGTTGATGACCATCGAGATGGCTTGGCTTTCAATATCTTTTAGCACTTGGCCCCAAGACTTTGTACCTTCGATCAAGCCCTTGATCTCGTCGCCGGTGAACTTCACCATGGGGTCGATCTTGGCGTGCCAAGCCTGTTGGATCGCTTGGGCGCTGGCGGCGTCCTGGTTCACCATTTGCGCCATCATCTGGCGATGCTTATTGGCGAACTCTAAGTCAGCCTGCTCCTTCGCCTTCACGGCTTTTGTGTAGGCGTCGGTTCCCTTTTGGGCGGTGTCGATATCATGCTGAAGAAGTATATCGTCCAGCGCTTTTTCTTTGTCCAAATCCGCCAAGTCTTGCTGCATCACCTGATGCTTCATGGCCGCTATCTGCTCTTCGGCCTTTATCTCCGCAAGCGGGTTTCCCGAATACTTGGCCTTGTACTGAATTTGGGACTCTGCTTCGCGTTCGTTTTCTTTGCGGATGGCCGCCGTGGTGGCCATGGTCTGCTTGAGTTCTTCTATGGTCCTCGCCGCTTCACGACGTTGGATCTCCTGCATAGTTTTTTGGTGTTCGCGCTCAGCATCTTCGATTTTTCGCAGTTGGTCTTGGTACGCCTTGGCGTTGGCATCGCCTTTGTATGTCTTCAGAATATAGTCGGCTTCGGCCTGTAGATCAGCGCGGTACTTTTCCCAGTGGTCCTTGTCAGCGCTTGCTTGGCGTTCAAGCCCAGCCAAGTACTCATCATAGGCTTGGTGCGCCAGAGACTTTTGCAGATCAAAGATCTTAGACTGGACATCGAGCCAGTCTTTGGACCCAGCTTTTACAAGCGCAAGTTTAGACCGCCAGAAGATCAGTTCATCGGCCGTATTATCTCTAAAGAAGTTTTTGCTCGCGATTTCTTGAGCGTGGAGCTGTTCTTCCCACTCTGATACGATACTTGGCCCCTTGGGGCCTTTTTCGGTTGGGCCAAGCAGATTTTTGGGCGGCGGCCCTTGCGGCGGTGCCTTGGGCTCGGCGGCCATCTTATCCTCGTCTTTGGCGCGATCAGCGCCGCCGAGTTGCTTAAGATGCTCAAGCAAACCAATCAAACTGCTGAACGGGTTCATCATCCGTTCAACTTGCTTCCCAATTTCTTTGAGTGTGTCAAGAAGACCAGTCGGCTTTATACCGAGCAGACGCTCAATATCTTCGACGGGCTTGTACAGCTTCTCCATTTTGCCAGTGAAGTCTTCAACGACATGGATCACATTGTTAATCGCGGTAGCCGTGTCATGCACGCCGCGCACAACATCGGCAAAATCGCGACCAAGATGGGCTATGATCTGCCCCGCGCCCGCCGCAATGGGCGCCAGCGTTATGAACGCCGAGCGCAGTTCGCCATCAATTATGGTCTTCCATTCCCGCATTTTGTCAGCGGCTTTGGAGCTCGTTTCAATAACGTCGGCCGGTATGATGACGCCGTACTCGTGGGCTTCTGCGATTAGCCCAGCAATGGCGTTCTTGTGGTCGATCAATGACTGAATAACTTCGGGGTCGACCTTGAGGCGCTTTTCAGCAGCCTCGCGCTCTTGCACGTTCATCTTAGACAAAGCGTCGACTATTTGGGGAATTTGTGTACCGAGATCACCCCAACCCCTGAGTTGCTCGGGGGTTATGTTGAGTTCGTCTTTGAATATCTTGGTGACTTGGCGCGCGCGCGTACCTCCTGCCTCGATTTGGCCGATGACGGTGTTCAAGCCAGAGAGGCTCTTTTCACCTTTCGCGACGTCTATACCCAAGCTTTGAAACACAAAGTCAAATTCTTGGAGTTTTGTGGTGGTGAGCCCGAGGGTGTCGGCAGTGCGCTTTAGCTTTTCAGCCCACTCTGCGTCCTTGGTTGCTTCATGCATGGCAGCGCCAAACGCCACAAGCGCCGCGATGGTCCCCGCCACGGCCACGCCCACTCCAGAGAACGCGTACTTCATAAGGTCAAGGCGCGTAGCCTCAACGGCGGTGGCGCTAGCCAGCCGCCCCACGTTGCCTGTCAGTATGGCACGCGCCGCCGCTTCGCCCTCGTACACCGAACGGCCTGAAGTCAACTTCTTGAAGAAGGCCTCTTTAGCCGTGGTCTCAGCATTCTGGGCAACCGTGTTGGCGATGACTTCGCCGGTTTCTAGCTTCGTGGCTTCGCCAGACTTTAGAAGCGCAATGACTTTTCGATTGTACGCGTTTGTCGCCTGCGCAACCGCCGCCGCGTTTTCTTCTTCTGTGATATTTCCGGCTTTTAGCTGCTCATTGGCCGCCTTGGTGGCCGCCGCTAGCCGCGCTTGGGCGGCGTAGAGCGGCACAGAGGTCACTACCTTCTCAGTAGCAACCTTCTCAGCAGCGGCGGCCTTGGCCACTTCCACTTCGCCAGCCTTCTCGGCCTTATAGCTGAGAGACGCGGCCTTTTCTTCCGCTAGTATGGCCGCTAGCGCAGCGGCGTCAGCGTCGGCGGTTTCTTTAGCAGCGCTTTTAGAAACGGCGGCCTCTTCAGACGCACGTTGTTTATTCATACGCTGGCGAAACGCCAGTGTAGTCGCAGCCGTGGCTTCTTCGTCTTGCGCTGCGGCTTTGGAGGCGGCGGCTTCTTCGGCAAATTGTTGCTTGGTCAGCCGTTGTTGCAGTGCGAAGTTAGCCGCGCCAGCGGCGACATCTTCGCTTCCGCGTTGCTTTGTCATCGCCATGCGAACGGCGAGTTGCTCTTGCTCTGCTTTTGTGAGCTGAATGCGCGCGAGTACTTCAGACTCCACGGCCCTAACGGAAGCCGCACTGTCGACTTGTTGCTGCGCGGCCAAGGCCCGATTGAGCCCGGCCATGAATTCTATACCGGCAGCATTTTTGGAGACAGTGCTACCGAGTTCACCGAGCGTGGCCTGCCCGCTGACAATCAGGTCAAAGTATTTCTTTTGCGCCTGCGTCAAGTCGGCAATCGCCGCCTTCGCCGTAGCGGTAGCCGCTGCGAGCGAAGGGTCGATTACACCGCCGATATGAACTTCAACGTCGTCGTTGTTGTTTGCCACTTAAGCCTCGTAGTCTGGAAGTTCTTGCCCGTACTCTTCTGTCTCTTCCACTTCATCGCCAGGACGATCGTACCCAAAGTAATCCGCAACAAACTCATCCGCTGGCGGGCACCGCAGCAGTTCTCGACCATATATGTCGGCCCAGTCATGCAGCGTACCGTGATCCAGCCAGTACTCCTTAGTCTGACCAAAGAACCGGATGAGTTTTCCCAGTATGCGGTTGAAGTCTATGTCGGGGGCTCTTCCGTCCCCAGAGTTTCCCCCGATGGTTCCTGACCCTCCGTACGGGAGCGCCAACCACCACACGCCTTGCGGGCCGCAAAGAACGCGTCAAATAGCTGCGGCGGCGTGATCGGTATTTCGTCGAAAGCCTCTTTGGTCATGTTGGTCTCGGCGGCGCTGCATAGCAGGAACGCCAGCGCGCCAAGGTCGTCCACTTCGCTGTCAGTAAGCGCCAGAGGTTCTTTTGGCATAACGATCCGCTCGGCCATCCCAGCATTGGACAAGCGCTGGCAAATCGGGTAGACCTTCATACTGAATTTGAATGGAAGACGCGGTACCGTGTACACGTTGTCACCGAGTTCGATGTCCCAAGTTTCTTCAGTCACATATCACCTGTTAGTTTGAGTCCTGTGCGTTGGGCGGCTTCCTTGATCATGCCGGGGCTGTCCAGCTTTTGGACAGAAATCTTCGGTATGATAAGTTCGCTGTCAAGATAGTTTGGTCCAAGCTTGTCCAAGGTCTCTAGAAGAGCCCTTCGGTTTAGCTGGATAGCCCGGATACCTTGATTTTCCAACGGCGGCAGGTGACGGCGAAAGCGGTATTCGCGTATCTTGCGCCCGACGAATTCCACCTCGTCCCAAACTTCCTTCTCAGAACGACGAAACGTCGCCATGATCTTTTCAATTGATACGCCATTGGCGACATTTTGGAAGATCAGGCGACGTTCCTCGCCCCGCTTGCGGGGGTCGACCACTGCTGTCATGACCTACTCCTAGGTCGCTTCGGCGAACGACAATGTGCCGAGCGTATCGGTACTGTCTGTCGAACACATGAAGTCGAACGTGGGCTTGGCGTAGTCCCCGTTCTTGTTGGCGATGGCGGCGCCCTGCGTGATACAGTTGTTGAACGTGAACACGTCCTGCTCAGTGCCATACGGCATGACCATGACGCCCTGGAACGAACCTGCCGGACCCATCACGGTATTGTCCACCGTGATCTTCGAACCCAGTGTGGAGCTCGTATAGAGATAGCTGACCAGAACATTGAGCCCAGTATCCGCGGCCGCGAACGTATAGACGCCTGCCGCCACCGAATACTGCCCGGTCGTAGGCGAAGACGCAACCCGCGTGTAGACCTTGCCGGTTGTGTCGGTCACGCCCAGATCGGTAGTCCATGTCGCCGAGTTGGTGACGGTGACTTGGTACGGCGTGGTCGGGATGGCCCACGCTTCCTTGTCGGACTCCAAGATGGAGCCGGTGCTCTGCGCATCCGAGAACAGCAGATCGGCGAACATGCGCGAGTTGTTGGCACCGAGCGTCACCTTGCCGGTGATGGTGACTTCACCAACGGCGACGGCAACCGGCAGGCGGTTTTCACCGAACAGCGACTTGGTGGCCGCTTTGAAATCGATGGACGAGTCCTGCATCGTTTGAAAACGCGTCGGCGTGGGGTTTGTCACACCATTGATGCCGAAAAACCTCCCGGCGCCAAAAAGTTTCTTGCCCGTGAGGGAAGTGGTCATTCTTCAGTCTCCTTGTCAGAAATTGGCGCGGGTTGCGCAGGCGGAAGAGGAAGTTCAAGTTCAAGTTGTGGGTGCGGCGGAGCCACGGCGCCGAGACGAACTCTCAGATCAGCAATGGCTGCTCTGACTTGGTTGCCCGCCGCCGTGTTATTGGCGATTGGCGCGTTGGAGAAACTGTCGCTGGCCCACGCCTCGACAATTCCATCGATTTTTGTGGGGTCTTTCAGATCGCTGAACTTCTCACGAAGGGCGACCGTGGCGTCCCACACTTGCGCTGCCGAAGCTGCGTCAACGGCGAGCGGTGCGCAGAGCAGCTTCTCCTGCGCCCACTGCGCCACAAGAACATTGTAGTCTGTCATTCATGCGCTCCTTAAGCGAAACGAATTTCAAACGGCACATACGCGACCGCTTGCCGGTAAAGGGGGTCGGAACTATTCTGCCCCAAGTTCTTGACGGATATACCAGAAAAGTCGGCGTGCTCAATAAGATCTCCCAACCCTAGGTTCGCGGGATAATCTGGTGTGAGTGCCGCGTTCAGCACATCCAGTATCGGGTTTAGAAGCGAAGCCGCTGGCGTACCGGGCATAGAGGTCACACCAACATGAAAGTAAACCGTGACTTTCGCAAAAGTCAGCCCAGTGCCACGGTCCACATACTCTTCAACAGCTTCGTCCATAAACAAGACGGGCTGGAGCAAGGGCGGCACGCGCTGAACTTCAATAGTCTCCCGGCTTACGATATTGAACGGCTGCGCCGTAGTGGGCGCTCCGGGCAGTTGACCATCAATGGGTCCGCCCAAGGTCGCGCCCGGCGCCAGCAACGGCGCAAGGAAGTTATTGAAGATCGCCCCGTAAAGGGTTTCGCGCGCGATATTGAACATTAGAGTTCCCCCGTGGCTTGCGCCACGACTTCGCGGATACCTTGATCAAAATCCCCTCGAAGATCGGCGAGGGCTTTGCTCACGTATGGACGGGCTGGAAAATTGCTACCGGGATGGTTGACGCGCTTGGCAAAAACCATGCCCGCAGGGCCTTCCCAAGCCAAAATGGACGCCGTGCGCGGCAAAATAACGTGCGGGCGGGTTTGGCCACCCTCTTCCAATATACGGGCGTATGGGACGTCCTTAACGCCCGCCACGATGAGACCTTCGCGTTTCCACGCGTACACAGACTGAAACAGCCGCCCAGTCGAGTGAAACAGTTCAATGATATTGTGCTGTATCTCATCAGACAAGCGCACCGAGAACGCCGTAAGGAATGTGTCAAGGCTCGACTTGATATTCGGACCAATGGCCGAAAGCTTTCGGTAAGCCCCGACGGCCCTGATTTCAGTGCGGATACTAAGTATTGTCATCTTCAGTATCATCTATGGAGGGGAGCGGCGTTCCCTCGTTTCCGACAGGGGCGACCGGCTCGTAGTTCGTATCCATGTTCTTGTTGAAGTCTGGCGCCACGCGGTCAAGATCAAGTTCTTGCTGGACCTTATCGGCGATGGAGATGCCGCCCGCGTAAGGCATAGCGCCGCCTCGGGCTTTGCCCTGAATTTCAAGGTCGCGCGCACGACGCGCATACGCGCTCGCTTTAGACGAGAGCATTGTGCGCAAATCTTTATCGACGGTGTCCGCTTCGCGCGATAGTTTTGCTGCGAGCGCGCGACATACGTCGGCTGCCGCACCGTACGGACTTCCACGCTGAGTTAGGGCGAAGGCGATTTCCTCGTCCTGCATCTGCGGGGAAGTCTGCACAGTGTCGCCAATAAGAAAGCGAACTTGCGCCGTCTTATTGGTCGACAGCGTAGTCGGATCATACGACCAAGTCATAGTTTAGGCGCTCAGCAAACGATGCCAAGCCGCCGCCGTACCAACGGACGCCGCCTTGTACATGGCGAACTTACCAGCCGCCTGAGCGACGCCCGTGCCCGTGGCCACGCCGTTGATGGTGTCGGTGCCTGAGCCGAACACTTGCATGGAGTTGGAGGCCGCGTTATTCATGACTTCCACCTCTTGACCGATGAACGACGGCACGGGGAGTTTCACCGAGTCATTTGCCGAACCGACCGTATCGACGCGGTTGAACTGCGCCGAAAGAAGAACAGCGTTGGTCTGCCCGCCGGTCGCGTAGGCCGTTATCCCGGTGGTCGTGCTGCCCGGTACAAAGATATTGCCCTTGCTGACGATGCCGCCAACCAGGATGCCGCCGAGAAAGCGTTGAAGAATGTTCACTTGGTATGCTCCTTCATCTTAGCCTCGGCTTGTGCGCGGCTGAGGGGTTGGTCGGTGATTTGACGCCCCTTGACGATGTGGAACTTTTTGCCGGTTTCATCCGACATAAGAAAACACTCGCCAGTAGCGGCAGGCGGTGCGGATTTCTCCGCCAAGAGTTCGTTGAGGAGTTTGATCTCCTCATTGCGCTCTTTAATGGCTGATTTGAGTTCCCGGACTTGTTCGGAAGACGGCTCCGGGAAAAGTTCAATCAGGTTGAGGTTGATCAGCGAATGAAGGTTGGGAAGAGGAATGCTGGCGAGTTCCTCAGCCGCCAGCATATCCCCGTTCTTGACTTCACGCTCGCCGAAGGTAAACCGACGACGCACGTATGCGCCGCCAGCTTGCTCGATCTCCGACCCCGGAGTGACGGGACGCGGAAACATGGTTAGGCCACGATCGACGTGAAGAAGTAGCCCAAGTCCGATCCAACCACCCTCATATCGAAGGCCATTTCCGCTTCACAGCGGGTGGTGGATCCCGGCTTGCCACGATTCGGCACGGGTTCGGACCAAGCGCTGACACCGTCAGCGTTGTTTCCCTCAAGCCCGGCCCATCCGAAGATGTACCCGGCGGAGGGGACCATAAGGCCCGGCTCCGGCGCACTGTGGCAAAGCAGCGCCGTTTTGCCCACGGCGAAGCTGTAGGAGCCCGTAAGACCCTCCTGTGCCGTGTTATAGGTAGCCTTGGCCACCAACACCCGGTCCACGTCAAACGCCGCTGCCAGGAGCTCCGGCGTAATCGCCTTGGCGTCGGCCTGCATCGTGTATTTGACGCGGTCGATGACGAGGGGATGCTTCCGGAGTGCTTGGTACACCGGCCACGCGATGGTGAGCATGTTTGCCTCCTGCCCGGTGTTCTGCAGGATGGTGGTCTGACCCGCCGCCACGTCCGAGAACGGATCGGAGTTGGCGCCGTCGCTCCACTGGTAGACCTGCGAACCCGTGGGGGACGCTGCGCCAGTGATATCGGTGCCCCAGATGCTGGTCGTCAGATATTTGGAGGCAAACTGACGGTCGCGCCTGATGAGCAGCTTCTGCATCAGCATGCGCGTCACGGCGACCTCGATATCGACGGCGGGGTCGGCGTTGCGGCGCATTTGGTCACCGATGTCCTTGTGCAGCGCCCAAACGAGCGCGGCATAGGACGCCGTGGACAGGTTCAGACCGGAGCCGGCAGACTCTTGGCCATCACCGCGGAGTTGCGCTTCATCGCGGAAGAAGTCGTCCTTGTTCCAGATGTAGTACAGGTCGGACTGAAAGTCCACCGGCACGATCGGAAACACCTTGTCAGCGATGTAGTTGGCCGCGTCCTGCATATACGCGACGGCGATGTTGGTCAGCGGCGCGTTGGTGTGGACGGAACCGGAAGTGATGGAAGCCTTGCGAAGATCGCGGGGCATATTCGTATTCTCCTTGTGAATGGGCGCTATGCCCCGTTGGGTTTAACCGAGCGAACCGAGATCGACGGTGGCGACGCCGCCCGCGGAACCGGCTTCGATGGCCACGCCGACGACCGCATTGGTCGACGTCTTGGTCACGAGTTTGCCGGTTGTGGCTTCGGTCATGAGCTGATCACCGGCTGCGAAGCCCGCCGCGCCGACTTGGGCTTGGCAAATGCCGCGTTGGACGATGATCGTGGCTTGACCAGCGGCGGGGTTGTTTTGAAGAATCCCGCAGATGGCCACGCCGCCGGTCACTTCGAGGGTGACCGTGCGCGCCGTGGTGGATTGCCTGACCGCGCAGTATTGCGCGGCGGCGAGAGTGCCGTCGGCAATGCGATTGCCGCCGTCAGTAAGCTGAGAACCGGAAGTAGCCATTTGATTTGTTCCTTGTTGATGGGATTAAGCCGCGATGGCGATTAGGCCGCCGCTTCAGCCTTCATGCGCTTGACGATGTCGGCGTTCGCCGGATCGGTGTACGCCTTGGAGTACGCTTGGGCGGGCTTCAGGTTGGGATTGTTTTTCTTGACCTCCTCCACCTTGGCCAGGAGTTCGCCCTCGGCGCCGGAGGGGTTTTCGCCGTCACCGCCGAAGCTCTTGAAGAGGCCACCTTGGCGCACCTGCTCTTGGAGACCCTTGATACGCTTCTCGATTTCGAGCTGCGCCGCGGAGTCGCCCGAGTAAGCTTTGCGGAGAGTCGGGGCGAAATCGGCGCCGAAACCGATATCAGTCGACCGCTTGGCCATGTCGGCAATCGCGGCGTCTTCCCGTGCCTTGGCCAAGTCAGCACCCTGAGCAACCAGTTTGTCGTTCTGGCTCTTCAGAACCGAGAAGAGTTCGTCGCCGACCTTGGCCTTCGCGATCACGACACCTTCCGGAGTGCGGAAAGCGGCGCCATCGGCCAGGGCCTTCTCGATGTCGGGCGCCGACTTGTTGCACTCGGCATCGCGCCCATCGCTGTCCATCGCCATGAACTTGTCCTTGGCGTCGCCGGTGAGATTGGCGGCGAATGCCTTGTGCTTGTCACTCATCTTGGCGAGGGTTTGGGCTTCAGCCAAATCGGCCTGAGCCTTGGTCAGGGCTTCAACGGACGCGGCCGACTTGGCCACGTTTTCAGCGAGTGCCTTGGTAACGTCGGCTTCCGTGGCCGTTTCCGGCAGACCGAGAACCTTTGCAAGTTCCTTCAACATAGTGTAGTTCTCCTTGGTTATGTCCCACTCCTTGGGAAGTTCCGAAGTTGCCCCCAACGCTTTTGCGCGGGAGATAATATGGGCGCGAATTGCGGCATGACTCCCGCTACCGCGCCCGATAGCGTGAATGGCGTTGTGGAGATCCTCCACATCGTTTATCGGATAAGAGCCGTCGTTCATGGCGTGGCCGTTGGCCGCCGCTGCGTCGCGCTCATCCGCTGTGAACTTTCTCTTGCAGAAATCTTCGTACGACTCGCCGCGCTTCATAATATCGGCGCTGGCGTGCTCTTGGCACGGGCGGTCGACAGCGGCCACCTTGTCAATGCGAAGTTCACGAAGTATTCGTCGTGTCATCTTTTCCATCCTAATTCGCGTTCAGCGCATGGTGTTTGGTCGTACGTGAACGGCTTTAGTTTCATGCGACGCTTTGGCTTTGCTTTTGGCGCGGCCGACGGCTTGCACGGTTTTCTCTTTCTTAGACGCAGAACATGCGAGGCGCGGTGGGCTACCGAAGCAGAGTTACGCGCCAAGCGCTCCGCGATTTCGTCGTAGGTCATTATCTGGTAGTTAGCACAGATGAACGCATCATCTGCAGGAGCCCAATATCTGTAGAGACGCGCCCCCACGTTAGTCGTGCTCTTCGTATGCGAGACGCTTGCCCTCGATGCTGAACCCAGTGTACTCGCCCGACTGGAACTTCGCGAGAACATCGGGCGGCGGCGCAAAGGCGCACATCAGGCCGGTCTTCTCGGTTGTGATTCCCATCGCTTTTGCGATATCTGTGGTCAGCGGAAACAGAAACGGGTAATGGCCACGGTCGGGGCCGTCGTGCATTTCATTGCCGGGCGTTGCCCCGGACTTCGTCATGTCGAAGGCCGCCTTGGTCATGACATCTTCGGGGATATGCTCTGGCACTCGCTCACCCGCGTGGGAGCCCACAGTATCGACGTTCAAGTCGTAGTAATCTTCGCCTTTGACCTTACAGACGACTGCCCAGCCAAACACAAGGCCGAGGCTCTTGTCGATTTTGGCCACGCGAAAACTCGGGTTCATCGGCGTCGTTGTTTCTGCCGACATGGACTCTGTCTCATCCTCGTTGCCAAGCGCCGTGGGGGTGTGAACGCTGGAAGCTGTGATATCTTTGCGCAAGCCCTTATCCTTCGCCCAGTTCTCATTCAGCGGCTGGTGAACCTCAGGCCCAAACTTCAGAGGAAAATCTGGTGGCGTCAACCGTGTCGGGTCAGGGTCTGAACTATCGTAACTAAGTGTGACGTGCGGATGATACCCATCGAAATCGTGGCTTGCCCCCGCCGCCATAGCCTGCGTATGCCGCGCTTGAAACGCGTCAGACGCAAAACTTAGGACCAGCGCTCCTTTGTCGCCCAGCATTTGGACTTTGCGCTTGACAATGACTGTGTCATCTTTGGGCGTAAAGTCTGTTACAGGCGCTCGCGAATAAACTTGTGTGACGTGCATCTCTTCAGGCGGTACGACGTTCTTGATACCACGCGCCACGGCCCAGTTATAGAGTTGCTCCGCATTGAGCAAAGGCCGGTAGACGTAGAGATTATCCACGATTGCGCTCCAGTGCCTCTGCGATGCGGTTCATCGTGTTCAAAAAGATGCCTACAAGACCCAGCGCGATGCTCGCCGCATTTTTCTCATCGTCGATGGCAATGGCGCGCTGAAGTTTCATGAGTTCATTGTTGATGTGGTGTTCGTCGCTCACCGCCAAGCCACCGTCACATCGGCCGCCGTGCCGGTTGCGGTCAGAACAGTGATGCCAAGCTTGGCCGTCACGTTGTATGTGTAGCAGCCGAGTGACGTAGTGTCCAACGTGGCAATCACTGTGCCGCTGGCAGCGCTGGCGTTATCGTACACGGCGAGCACGTTGGCGCTGGCGCCCTTGGTGTTCACACAGATTGTGCCCAGTACGCCGGGACGGTTATCGACGACCGTGGTGGCGTTCGTGGAAATATGCGCGTAGTTATAGGTCGGAACCGAGGGACTGGGAAGCGCCAGCGCGGAAGAAGCCGCGCAGAAGAGCGCGGCGGCAAGAGCGAATTTGCGAAACATATTATCTGTCCTGTATGAGAATGGAGACCATGTCTTCAAACGTGCGCCCACCAGCCGTGATGATCTGGATGAGCATGGTATATCTGTTACCAAGAGTGCCGCCTTCTAGCCAAGTAACCGTTCCTTGGTTTGTAAGCGCGCCCTGCACCGGGCCAACGCCGTGCGAAATAATCACCAGCGCAGTATCCGGCCAATCTTGGGGTGAGAGTGTTGTTGACGCAATGGTGTCGGTCCCGAGCCCGCGTGTCGTCCAATTATACCCGTAATCCAAAACTTCGCCGGGTTCTTTGAAAGGCCATGCGCTCATGCCGCCACAGTCCTATTTTCTTTGGGTGCGTTGATCACCCTATTTTCCGGCCATGCCGTGATTAACCGGGTTTCTTTTGCCGCCGCTATTGCCCGACTCGGCGGTATTCCCGATGCAGACGTTATGTACGGCTTAGATATATCCACCGCCGCGCCGGTTTCAACTACATAACTTGTAGGCGCGGGACCGGCAGTCGAAGAACTATCAGCCGCCGCGCCGGTTTCAGCTACTGCCGCAGCCGCAACGAGCAAGGCGTCGGTGATATCTGCGGCAAGCCCCGTTTCAGAAACGCTCTCCGCTATTTGCAGCGAGACCGCGACGAAATCGGTTGCCGCGCCAACTTCGACAACGGAAGCCGAGGCCACTAACGCTGCTGAAGATGTATCGGTAGCGGTTCCGCTTTCTGTAACCGTAGACTGCGCAGTTAGCTTGGAGCTCACTGCATCAGAGGCCGCGCCACTTTCGGTGACGCTTACACCCGCGCCGACGCTCGTCGCCGTGGTATCCGCCGCCGCTCCTGTTTCTGTAACCGCGTTGGCGGACGAAACAAGCGCGTTTGCCGAATCGCTTGTGGACCCTGACTCTGAAACACTAGCGGCAAACGCGCCAGCGGCCGAAACTGTATCAGAAGCGGCGCCGCTTTCCGCAATGATGTCAGCGGTAGAAATAAGATCAGCAACGGTATCTGCCGCGCTGCCGCTTTCCGCAATGCTGTCAGCGGTAGAAATAAGATCAGCAACGGTATCTGCCGCGCTGCCGCTTTCCGCAATAACCACGATAGGCGTGTAGGTAACGACGATGACACCAGCGCCACCCGTCCCGCCGCCGCCTACGTTGTAGCCGCCGCCCCCGCCACCGCCGTACGCGCCACCGTTAGAGCCGCTTAGATCAAAGGAACTACACGCGCCGCCGCCGCCGCCGCCTGACCCAACAACAGTCGGCGTAGAGGCGATGTTCTGGCCCGCAGCACCAGCCGTGGAAGCAACCGTCGTCGTGGATCCTGCACCCCCAGCGCCGCCGACCGCGGTTCCCGCGCCGCCAGACCCGCCCACTGGCGTAGCAAAAGCGCCCCCACCAACGGTACCAGCTGCGATATTGCTCCCCGCACCGCCGCCACCGCCACCGCCCCGAGCTGTAACGCCGAGACCACCCGCGCCACCCGCAAAAGACAGCGATCCGGAAAATACCGAGGGCGCTGCGCCGCCGGATGTCGTAGTAGCAGACGCGCCACCCGCCGCCCCGACCGAGGCGGTACCTACGGAAGTTCCGTTAAACCACGACGCCGCCGTGCCAGAGCCGCCCGCCGTGCCGCCCGCCGTCCCGACCTGTATATTGATTGACGCGCCGGGAGCGACGTTCACATTGGTTTGCCGCGCGTACCCGCCGCCCGCGCCGCCGCCCCCACCCGTGGATGACCCGCCCGTGAAACCGTTACCGCCAGCACCGATGACTTCGACAAGGTTGCTGTTCGGATTGAAATCAGACGGAACAGTCCACGTAGAACCACTAGTGATAATCGCGACTTTGGCGATCGCGGGAACATACGTGATAACGATAAGGCCGCTACCGCCTACGCCACCGCCCCCGGCATTGTAACCGCCGCCGCCCCCGGCGCCGTGGCTCCCGCCATTCGCGCCGCCGGTATCGCCTGCGGCAAGAGAGCCGCCGCCGCCGCCGCCGCCGGACCCGACGCCCGAGAGCTGCGACCCAAAGTTCGTGCCCGACCCGCCGATGTTGGGCGGCGCGCTGGCCGTGCCCCCCGACCCGCCAGCGGCTCCGCCGTTGCCCGCGCCGCCTGCGCCCCCCGTGGTGGCCGCGCCAGCCGCGCCAAGGGTTCCGTTGCCGGTCGGGCCCGCAGCCCCGCCCCCGCCGCCGCCGCCCACGGCAGAGCCGCCCGCCCCGCCAACGACGCCGTTCGTGACCGTGCCTGAGCCGGTAGTCCCACCAGCGCCGCCTCCGGTCGCGGAGACGGCGCTAACCCCGCCGCGACACCCCGCCGAGGCTGCGGCGACGGAGGCGCCGTTGAACCACGTCGCCCCGGTCGTGCCGCTTATGCCGCCGCCTGCGCCGACCTGATACTGGACCGAGTTGCCGGGGGTGAGCGCCACGTTCTCGACGAAGGCGTAGCTGCCCGACCCGCCGCCGCCACCGCCGCTTGTCGCCGCCCCGGTGTAGCCGTTGCCCCCAGCACCAAGACATTCGATCTTGTTGTTAGAAGACCAGTCAGCCGGAACTGTCCATGACGTCCCAGAAGTTAGAAGTATAATATTCGGGACGGCCATGGGTCACACCCCGTTTAGATACTCATGGAGTACGATACATTGACCACGTCGCTGGTAAGAACGGCGCGCGTGCCGCCTGTGAACAACCCTGCCGAGATAAGCGTGCCCGAAGTGTTCATCAAAGTGGCAACCGCGCCGGAACCGCCGACCAGGAAGCAACCTTCCAACGTACCGCCAGAGGTCATTGTGAACGAAAGCGCCGATGCAAGCGCCTTAGCTCCGCCCGAGGCTGCGGACCAGCCGCCATTGGTAGTGATACGCGCGGTGAACGTAGGTGCGTTGGTCGAACCCGCCTCGGTCCAACCCGAGTGAGACGCCATGGTGTCACCCGCCACAATGGCCGTGTAAGACACCGAGGAGATAAGCCCCATGAACGGCCCAGTAGCGGTCCACGCCGATCCGGCGAGCGCTTGGTCGAGAATGAGGTTCTTGCCCACGTTCACGACAAGGTTGGGAAACTCATCCTCCCACTTGATGTTCCCGTCCGCATCGAGGCACTGGGCATAGTAGATGCCGATAGCCTCGCAACGATCAGCCGCGCCGTTGTTGCCGATAATCATCGCACCGACCATAGCTTGAGCGTTCAATTTATCGTTCATCTGCTCTTCTTTCGTTTTGATTTGATGGTGATATAGTTCCCACGTTCTAGGCGGCGGGCCAACATCCCCGCTATGTGCTTCTGCAACGACGCATCCGTGGCCGCAGCGGCGTTATCCGGCACGCGCCGAGGGTCTTGGACCCCAGGATCAGTGCTTGCCGGGCCTTCAACACCGCTTACTTCGGAGAGTTGACCCTCCGAGAGTTCCGGAAGGTCCGCAGCTTCGCGCAGATAGTTCTCAAGGTCATTATCAGGGAATAACCGCGCCCCGGCTTGGGACATATTGTAGATAAACGTGCCCAAAGAATCAAGGTCCGTGCGTTGTGGCATGCTCGGCACGAACTGCGGCATGGTGTCATCGCCTTCACCGTTCAAATCCCAGAGTCGGCCCACTCCATAATCGTTAAGAACGGCGGCATTGGAGTCTAGCCAGCCTTCAGTGGCCTGAAAAAACAGGTCCAACTTGGTCACACCAAGCGACTGCGTGCCTCTAGACGAGTGCCCGAGCATCAAAAAGTCAGCCAGGACACTCGTCATCATGTCGAGTTTGTACCTTTCGATGGCCGGATCGAAGTTGATCGCTACTCGGCCACTTTGGGGCACATTGTACTTGAATTCGTACATGGGGACCGTGCTCGGAGTTCCGTCGGGGTTTTCGTAGGTGTCCGACGGAGTTATGAGCCCCATTTGCTCGTCGACCTTGATATTGGTCACGATTTTCTTGAATTGCTCGATGCTGGCGAGCGCACCGGGGTCCCCTGTCGCTGCCGCTTCCATCACGGCATTTGGGATTCTATATTCCGGCGTGCCAGACATGCGCTCAAGGGCGATGGCTTCCTGCTCCTCAAGGCGGCTGGCGAACCACCACGGGCGGTAAGCGCTCCGAAGTATGGAGTTACCCTCGGGATTGTTCTTGTGCGCCCTCGGACGGAAAAGCAGCATCTTGTTTATCGGTATATCGATGAGGCCGCCGAACCACGGTTGCTGCGTGAGCCCGGTGACGTCGCCTTCTTCATCGAAGAACCACTTCAGAATGGTATCTTGTCCACGCAGAGCGATCTTGGCCCAGCCAATCTTACCGTCGTTGAACTTGCTGGACCGCTTCTTCGGCCCTACACCCGTATTGCGCTGACGTCCGTCGCGCTTCTTATACACAAGTTCGTGCGGTGCGAACCCATACGGGAGCATGCTCAGCGTTTCGGAGACAAAATCTGGCCATGGCTGGTTCATGTCCTCCATACAAGTCTCAAGGAATTCGGCCCCTTCGATCGCATTGGAGGCATCGCTCGCAGAACTAACCCTCCAAGAGACTTGGCGCATGGTTTGTTGAATGGCGAACAGGATGGCACCCACGGTTGGGGAGTTGTCTTGCATCTCGCGGTAAGTCCGCGCCGCCTGCCGCCCTCTTAACTGAGGAAGAAATTCTTCTCGGACCCAGCCGCCATACTGGCGCAGTCCCGAGGAGCCACGCGTCCGCGAAAGTTGCTGCCAAGTAAGGTCGCTCGGCGGGCTGGGATACCCCATGCTCGCATCTGGGGCGATACCCCTGTTAGTCGGATCCGGGGCGAGAATTCCTCGGCCTCCGCGCGGTGTCTTTGCCATTTAGGCTCCTGGTGCTCGGCGCGAACCAGATACTATGATCGGGCGGGCGAAAGGGATCACCCTGTTATGGCGCAGCGGCTCGGCCGCGTACCGCAGGGCATCGATGATGTGGTTGTGCTCGTCTTTTAGAACGGGCGTGACCAACTGAGTCTTGGGATCGATCTTGTAAGCGTAGAGGCTGAGTTCGTCGATGGTGCGGATACACTCAGGATGAACCACGATATCGTAAGACTTGAGAAACTCCACCCCATCTTCTACAGAACCCGGCCCCTTGCGGGCGGGTATCATGTTGAAATTCTTACGCCGGAGGTAGCTAATGGTCTCAGGGCGGGAGCTGTCAGCGACCACCGTCCACTTGCGGCCCCCCGGCGTAATACTTTCGTTCATGACTTGGTCATAGAACATAGGCAAATGGTCGATTTCCACACCGACCTTGTAGAGTTCCTTGTCTACATAGAGCGTTCGGCCATCGAGATAGCACCGAATGAGGGTGGAGGGGTCAACGCTGAACCCAAAGTCGGCTCCAAAATAAAAGAGCGTACGGTTGTTTGTTTGGAACTCGTCATACGTTCCGATGCGCCAGTTCTTGAAGACGCGCGATTCAGAGTTCTGGCGATATTGCCCCAGCCAGACGTGATTGTATTTGTCGGGATCACGGCGTTTGTCCCATTCCATGTCCTCCCGAAGTGTATCGGGGAACCAAGGATTGTCGTAGTAGTTGACCTCGCGAATAATGGACCTCGGCGGCGGCCCAGCCGCGCCACGGAACATCACATCGATAGGGTCGGTAGGGTCCCGGGGGTTCCAGTCAGCCCAGATTTCTGAATTTTTGGCCCGAATGGTCGGCGTTAGGATATCTAGGCTGGCTTGGCTAACGCTTCGGGCTTCGGTGATATACGCGATATCGATGCCTTCCATGGAGGCGATTGAGTCTGCATTGGAGCGCATACCGGCAAAAACGAACAGCGATCCGTCTTTTCCCCGTATTTCAGTATCAAGAGACTCAAAAGAACCATCACCGTTGACGCCCCAGCCGTGAGCCTTGATCTTGTTGTCAAGCAAACGCTTGATAGAGTCGCGGATAGAGTGCTGGATTTCACGAGCACACAGTATCATCAGCGGCTGCGCGCGTGCCTTTACCAGAAGAGCCGTCGCAAAAGAGTGCGATTTTGCGCCGCCTCGGCCCCCGTGGAACATCCTGTACCGGACGGGGTTCCCGTCATCGGCAAGGGGCTGGAACAGCGGCTCAAAAGCAGAGGGTAGGTTAAGTTCCAACGCGCTCCCCGTCCTCTACCCACGTGAACTCGCCATCAAAACCAACCGGGTAGTGGGTCCCACACGTCGCGCAAAAGGTCCCCGAGTAAAAGTACGGGTCCCGCGCGTAGGTTTCGCAAAGAGCGAGCCCCATGTGGGTGACGCCGCCGCAACGCGAGTGCTTGTAGGATCGGCGTAGCGGGCGAATGAACCCTTTGGCCCTTTCCTCCACGGAAAGTACGACATAGGCTTTCTGCATCCCTGTCTTGGGGTCTATGGTGGTGTGGGAATTATCCCCGGGAACGGGGGAGCCATCTATAAGGGTGCGGTCAGACATCGCAGGACTCTACTAGTGAAAGCGGGGTTTCGGCCGGGGAGGGATGAGAAGGTGTAACATCAATCGGAGGCGAAGCTCTTTCAGCCGCGCCAACGAAGTTAATCGTGATATTTTGGTCTCGGGGCGCATCGCCTTGACCTCCCCTGCCATCTGCTCCTCGGTCGGCCCACTTGCGGCCATCTCGGTTTGTCAACCAGAACTTGCCCGCGCTGGTATCGGGAGGAACATGCTCGATAAGGTCGTGGACTACGCCCTTGCCGTCCTTGCCGACGATGACGCGCTGGCGGGTGTACTCATAACCCGTGGCGCGCTTGTGCATCGCCTTGGCGACCTGCGCATCGGCCAACGCGCCGCCCCGTGCTATTGCGTCGCGTAGTTCCTCGGAGTGCTTGACATAGTAGAGCCACGTTTCTCTGTCAACACGAAACAAAGCGGCGAGATCGTCGCCCTTGGCCCCTAAGAGGCTGTAGTTCTCCACTTGTTCGTAGAGATCTGGTTTATCGGAAAGAAGCCTGCGGAAATCCAGCGCTTTCTGGTTCTTGCTGACCATGATAGCATTGTCTGGCGGTGTGCTAGGCATCTCGCTACTCATTCATTTGACAACAGAAAAAAAGTTAAAATTCTGATCTCCGCCCGTGGATCGTGAGCTGCCGTCAGCGCCGTGGCCGATCGTGCGTTGCTGGCAGGGCGCGGCGCCCGGCTGGCAGGCCACCACGGGGCAGGCCACCACGGGGCAGGCCACCACGGGGCAGGCCACCACGGGGCAGCGGCGCCCCGTGGTACTAACCTATCACCCTAACCAAATCGCCGTGTGGCTCGCTTATTTCGGTCTTAGCGTGGGTCTGCATTTATTTTCAGTAAAAGTGAAAATAGGGGCTAGGCAGACTGGATTTCAACCCCTAAGCTGCATGCAGCTTAGGGGTTGGCCCTAAGCCCCAACGGAAGGTCCAAGTAAATGCAAATGTCCAACCTAGTAAAGTTTGCCGCGCGCCTAGCACAATGCAACGAATGCGCAGTACCAAGCGCGGGCAAAGTGGCCGACATACTGTTTAACGGTGGGTTCGCCACTAGCAAAACACTAACCGAAATAGACGCGTGGCTTGCTACACTTACCGAAGACCAATTAGAAACACTGGCCGATGGTGAAGAAGAAGAACAGCAAGCTTTGGAAGCAACGGCGCCTCACGAAACGCATAACGTAGTAACCGAATTGTTTGAATCGCTTTAGTAACCAACGGCGCGCCGCGCTTAACCGCTAACCCAGCCTAGAACTACAGAACCCCACGCCTTGTGCGTGGGGTTTTTTGTGACTTGGACCTGAGCCATAGCGCGGCACTGCATGGCGCCACGCGCCAATGCCCCTCGGTTGCTTGCTGCGGCGCCCGTTGGCGCTGCGATAACAAGTTAACGGAGTAGATCCAGCCTATGCCGCTAGATCTTTAAAGTCTACAATCGCTTTAATGTGCGAGTCTACCATAACGCGCACTGCGCCGTTCTGTTCAATACCGATTACCAAAGCTGAACGGTTAGCAAAGCTGGACCCGGCTACAAACCGCAGCAGATCACCGGCTGAGAAATCATGTAACAGTGCGCGCGATAATACTTTGCCCGAAGTATCGCAGCCCGCCATAATCTTTGCCATTACGTTGTCGGGAAGCAACGCGGGCTCGCCTTCGGCGCTTTTCAGGAGATAGTTCACGTCGCGCGTCGCTTTTACTAGCGCCAGTGCAGCATCGTCTTCTGTTCTACAGAACAAGTATCGTGGCCACCGTGGGATCTCTGTGTCTACGGCCTTAAACACTGTGCGCCCACGTGTAGGGGCCTTGACGCGTTGCTTTTCCACAGTATAGGGGCAGAATACTTGGAGTCCTAGGGCGACCAAGCGGTCGCGCACTAAGAATTCTGTAGCGCCAACGGTGACTAGGACCGTCCACATTCGCCTGTATATTCCCCGACTACGCGCAACGGTATGGCCTAGGCTCCTAAAGACGGTATAGGCTCAGGTCTCCGCCTCTCTGTTCTTCAGTGCTCGCGCGCGTTGGCAGGGTAAAAAACGCCGCAAATGCACAGTATTGGCCACCCCGTAAGTTATTGTTTTTATTAAACCTGAAACAAGCGTTGCCATGGCTGCGCACGCAACCAAAGTGAGCACAAACTATTAAAAAGCAAAGCAAAAAGGGCAAAAAACTACGAATTGAACATAAGCCTCCGCACGGTAACCCCATTTTGGTGGAACCTTTACTAAACTAATTGGGATTTATTTAGTAAGGGGCGGAGCATATACTGCTTGCGGGCGGCTGTGTAGCAAACGCCTTTGTAGCAAAAACCGAATTTACTGAGTAAAAACAAGCACTTACGCGAAAATGCCCAAAAGCTAACCCATTGTTTTTATTAAACAATAAAGGAATTCAAATGCGCGAGGAAGTAAAGAACCGACTAATGCGGCAAGTTAACCTTGGAGTAGACAAAGGACTGCGCCTGGAACTGCGGTGGGAATCCGGATTTACAGTAACAGTCCACTCGTGGGAAGCAGCCGCCGTCATTACCAAGGCCGGACTACAGAAGCGGCAGAATAGTAAGAACAAAGCATCTACGTTTAGAGTAAATTTCTACCAAGAAGTCTACGCCGACGGAATAATGTGCGTGAACCCGGACACTATGTCCGTAGAACTATGCTTTGTCGCCTTAGTACAGAACGCGCGCCGTGGTCCACCCGTTAGTGACGAAGTGCGAAAGCGCAAAGAAAAAGAGGTCGAGCTAAAAGTACAGGCGCGCGCTGTGAAGCTAAGAAAAGCCGAACTAGAGTTAGAACGACTGAGAGCCAAGCATGCCTAAAGTAGATCCTCGCTCCCCCGAAGAACTGAAGTACCAAGCTAAACTGAACAAAGTGAACAAACAGATACAGAAACTAAAAGGAGAACTGATGGCCGACCGCCTTGATGTCGCTTTATACTGGCGTAAGCATTACAGAATCAAGCTAAGACTTGCGCGCCATCACCGCAAAGCTTGTCCAAAAAGATAAACGGAGATACAGGCCGACGGCGACCCTAGTCGGTGTAATGTTATCACCGCCCGCCCGGTCGGCCTGTATCTCTCGCATTTTGGCCTTTACGGGCCGTCCCCCTACGCGGGCGGGCGGTTGCCGTACCCCGTGCAGCGCCAGCCGCCCCACGGTCCAAATAATGCTTGCATCTCCCATTAAAACGACCGACAAAGAGGTCGGCGCATAGTGCGCCTATGGAGAGCCTTGCATTTTGTAAACACGGGGCAACGCCCTAGGACCCGCCTTACTTAGCGACCCGGATGGGCGCCACTAGGCCAACAGTACAACCTAACGCACAGGCATTGCGTAGGGAGCCCGGTTACAAGCGCCACCCCAAGAAGCGCCCCGCCCGATAATGCCACAGCCCGAGGTTAAGCCCGCCACAGCGTAGCCAGTGCGGGCGCCAAGGCAGACGGCGCGGCAAAGGGAGGCAGGGATACGGCTAGTAACAGAGCCGCGCTAGGGCGAAGCTTTGGCTGTATACAGCCGCAACAGTGCAACCGCCCGCCCCGCCATAAGCAACCGGCCACAACTAAGGCGATAGGTGAGACCAAGCGACTATAAGGACCGAGCAGACCCTAGCGCTACACAATAAAACTCTGCGATGCGCGAAGGGCGGCTGTGGCCAAGCTATAAGCGACGCATGAAAAACGCCCCATACCCGAATTTGGGGAGCGCCCGTTGGCGCAAATACAGCGACCCCGCCCCGCTATGCTGCAAAGCATGGCGGGGCGGTGACGTTTTACTGAAGGCCGAAACGGCTATGCCGTCCAGACGTTATACGTTTGCTGACGAGGCCTAATGCCCGATCAGATAACACTGAAGGACCAAAACAATGACCAAGACCGTTACTAAAGACACTCGCCCCTCCAAGGGCGGCGAACCGACCGTGACCAAAGTGGCTACGGCGCCCGCGCACGGCGCAACGGACAAAGCGCCGCATACTAAGCGCGCCGTTGCTGAAAACGCGGCCGCGACCAAGCTTGCCAAGGCCGAGAAAACCTTGGCCGACGCCAAGGCGGCGGTGACCGTTGCAACCGCAACCGCCACTAAGGCTAAGGGCGCCGCCCGCAAGGACGCGTTTACCGCCAAGGCGGCGGCCGAACTGGCTGTCATCGCGGCAAACAAGGCGGTCAACGCCCTAAAGCGTGAGGCAATGACCCCGGAAGAACGCGCCGCAACCGCCAAGCCCGCCAAGGCGGCGACCAAGACGCCCCGCGTCGCGGTGAACCGGACGATCTCCAAGGGGTCGGTCGTGTACGCCAACGCCAAGGGCGGCTGGACCTTGTACATGGTCACGCTGACCCTGAAGCACAAGGACACGGACAGCGCGACCGCCGCGCACAAGGATGGCGCCGCGAAAGCGGGTTACCCCGCGACCAAGCCGCTGGACTTCAAGTGGATGGACGCCAAGGGGTACATCAAGCTCGGCTAGTGTCCGCCCGCAAAGACCCCACGCCCGAAAATGGCGTGGGGTCCGAGCGCCTGTCCACGCCTATCGCTGGCGTGCCGATGATGGCCAAGCATGGCCGAAACAGGAGACCAAGATGGCAAAGCTAACTTGCGCTCGGGTTATAGAGCGCGGTCCCAGAGGCGGGACCTATGTACGCCACGTTCTGGAAGAGAACGGCACGGAGATCGGGCGCTTTGTTAAGCGCTCCGAATGCCAGCGCGCCTATGGCAAGCGCCGCGCCGCGTTGCTCGCCGAGGGGAAAAACGTGTTCACGTTCACCCGCGACTGGCATGGTCACTGGGACGGAGTGGACCGGCGTGCGCTCTGACCCAAAGCTGAGCGCTGCGGACATCGCGATAGCGGTGAACCGCGCGCCAACCATGTTCAAAGCTTGCCAGCGCGTCGCCGCCCATGGGCGGGAGCGTTGCACTAGCGAAGACTTCGCCAAAGCGCTGCGCCGCTATGACGCGGACACGGTGAAGCGCTTGGAAAATCGCTTTGCCGCGTTGTCCGCTGGAGAGCGCGCGGCGATCATATCCGCGCTCATGGCGCGCCTATGATCGCCCCGACCATCTTCGCGGCATGCCAGAGCATCTCGGCCGTACACTGTACGGTCGAGGGCTTTGCGCGCGCCGTGCAAAACGTGGACGCGGCGACGCTAGCCAAGGCTGAGAAGCGCTTTGCCAAGGCAAAGCCCGATCAGCAGATGGCCATGGCGCGTCAGTTCATGTACAACGAAAAACTCCCTCATGAGAAGGAACCGACTATGAGAGATCTCGCCGCAATGTGGACAGGGAAGGCGATCTTTACCGACGCCTTCCTAAAAGTCCTGCCAAGGCGCCAGACGACCGCCCAAGAGCCTGAGCCGCGTGTGGCGACTAAGAGGGTAGTGACGACCCGCCAGACTCGCGTCCGCCAAGGCGCGACGATCTACTATACAGCGGGACCGGCTCAGCACCGACGTGGTCGCAACGTGATGAACTGGACGAACTACATGGTCCGGACCATCCTCGCCCATGGTAACACGCGGGACGCGGTCGCGGCTCACAGAGAGTCCGGCGCGTATCAAGAGAAGAAGCTGGACTTCAACTGGATGTTCAAAAATCAGTACATTACCAAGGCCGACCCCTAACCGGGTCGGCCGTTCATGTCCAAGGCTAATGCCGCCTTGCCGATGATGACCCAAGGCATAAGGGTCGAAACATGAACAGGAGATCTAGATGACAATCTGGAGAGCAAACATATACGCTGCGAAATGCAGTGTATGCGGAATGGAGCTCCCTCCAAACGAGGGGTGCTACCGCGTTGACTCAGTAATGGGGCGCAAATTCTACTGCGCGACACACAGGTACGAGTTCGACGTAAGCGGCGAACCGGCCCCTGAGCCCGCGTTTGCCAAGAACGCGGCAACGTCAGCGGTCAACGTAGAGGGCGTCGACGTCGACGACCTTGCGCGCAAGACTGCTGACCTCACCTTCGAAAAGGTGGCCGAGCATTTCGTGGCCACGGTCGGCCCCGGCGTCGAGAGGATGCTCCCAGCGCTTGTGCGGTCCGAGCTTCTCAAGGTCACCAAGGTCGCGGAGATCAAGATTGGTAAGGCGCCCAGTGTAAAGCTGGACAAGAGCCACGCCATGCTCCCGACGATACTTCAGGCCATGGTGGCGGGGTCCAACCCATTCTTGGTCGGCCCAGCCGGTTCCGGCAAGACCACACTGGCGAAGCAAATCGCCAAGGTCATGGGGCTGAAGTTCTACATGGCGGCGCGAGTCACCAGCGAGTTCAAGCTTATCGGCTTCGTGGACGCCCATGGCGCCACGGTTCGCACAAGCTTCCGCGAAGCGTACGAATACGGTGGAGTCTTTCTCTTCGATGAGGTGGACGCCAGCGACGCGGACGCCATGACAAGCTTTAATGCCGCGCTGGACAACGGCATGTGTGACTTCCCGAACGGTCTTGTGCAAGTCCACAAGGACTTCCACGCCATTGCGGCGGGCAATACCTTTGGGCGCGGCGCAGACCGCCAGTATGTCGGCCGCAATCAACTGGACGCGGCCACTATCGACCGGTTCGACTTCTTCGAAGTCGACTATGATGAAGCGCTGGAGCACGAAATCGCTGGGGACACGGAATGGACCACCTATGTCCAGAAGATCCGCGCGCAAGTGATGGCGCAACAAGTCCGGCACATTGTCAGCCCGCGTGCCTCTATACGGGGCGCGCGCATGCTCGCCGCCGGTATGGACCGCGGAGTCGTCGCGGACGCCACGATCTGGAAAGGTCTGGCGGCTGACGTACGGCGCCGCATAGAGAACGGGGTGCTCTGATGCGCCTGTCACAGTCCGGTAACATAGTCGTTCAGTTTGGTGACTCGTTAGACGACGTTGTGCGTTACTTGCGCACGACGCCGCGTGTCTGGACCTACAACAACTCCAAGACTAATGACTACGGTCACCGCTGGACTTTTGGCCTTGACTACGAGGGTGCGCTGGAGCTCGCCCTCAAAGGATGGCCCGACGGCACGGACCGCCTTGCCAAGGGCGTCAAGGCTATGCCCGCGCCACAAGCGGTCCACCATAAGCGCCAGTTCGATGTCGGGGGTGACTTCCCCGATGTCGGCCGCTTCGTGAGTGGTCAGCCTGACTGCATGGTCCGGCGCGGGCGCCAGTCCGGCATAAAGCCGGTGATCCACTTGGTAATCGCGCCCATGACTCACAGCGAGGTCACCGCCTATGAGTTCCTCACCATGGGGACTGCTATGGCATTGGTCATCGACCAGTTGGAGGCCTCGGGACGCCGCGTGGAGCTGGACGTTGCGTTCTACCGGCGGCTCCCCAACGGCAAATCGCTAGAGGGCTGGAAGATAAAGCGCGCTGACGAACACTTGGACTTCGGGGCGCTTGCCTTTAGCATTGCGCATCCGGCCTCTGTGCGGCGCCTCGGGTTCGCTTTGCGGGAGCGCACGCGGTACAGTATGCAGGACGATGACTACGGACACTCCATACCCATCACGGCTGAAATCCTGCCGCTCATCGACGCTGAGCGCGCCTTGTGTATCAACATAGCGTACTCCGACTGTAAGACCACGCGCGGCGCCGTGCGCTCGTTGGTCAACATAATCAACAACGCGGCGGGCGAGACCATTGTGGAGGCAGACTATGACTGAAGAACCACTGTACCGCATCCAAGTCAAGCGGGGCGACCAATGGTCGTATATTCTAAAGCCCATGTCGCTCGACATGGAGCGGCGGACTCTGAACAGCCTGCCGCCACCGATCAGGGTGACCGACGAGTTCGGCGCCCCGATCCCGGACCTCGTGTGGTACAGATGACCGCCCCCTTCACCAGCGCCACCGAAGCACGCGCCTTCGTGCTCGGTGGCAACGCGCGGTTCACCATAGTATCAAAGGTGACCAAGTATCGGTACACCTATCGCGTGAGAGCCAGTAAGGACAAGCGAATCTCATTCGTGCGCCTGCTGACCGAGCCGGGACACTACACCTATCTCGGCTTCATCAAGAACGGAGAGCTCCGCCTTAGCTCGAAGTCCAAGATGACCACTGGATCTCTGCCAGTGGAGGCGTTCGCTTGGTTACTGCGGCGCTTGAACAAGGGCGAGCTCCATCCCATGCTGGAGATATGGCATGATGGTCACTGCGGGCGTTGTGGCAGAGCACTCACAGTGCCGAGTTCCCTCGCAAGCGGGTTCGGCCCAGAATGTGTGCTCCATGTCCACCACTAAGCTCATGGCAATCCTTGCCATAGGACCCGTATCAGGGCCGCTTTTGTTTTACGCCTACCATTGCGCCCGCAAGCGCCAATGGTGGCGCGTAGCAGCGTCCCTGAGCCTGCTAGGGGCGTTTTATGTGCTGGCGCCCGCCCTGCTAGTTCGCCTGTTAGTTTAGGCTTATACTTGCTTCGTTGGCTAACCCGCGAGCACGGCTCCGGCCGCGCGGGTAGTTCACAAGTACAGAGGAGAGACCATCATGAATCCCGGAGGTTAAACCCTTCAAGCCAAGGCCGACTCTTCCTGACCCGCGGAGTCGGCCGGGTCCACGGCTATCTGTCGTGCCGATGTGCGCAACTAAGCGCGAAACCCCAAGGAGGTCCTAATGCTTATGCAAGGAAACAAGCCGGTGAAGTCCGGTGAACGAGTCATCGATCAGCTTGGCCGGTCGTGGCAGTACGAGCGTGATATTCCGGCCGCAAAGAAAACGCCCGCCATTGTCACGGTGCGGCGCATCGACATGACCGGCGAGCCCGTGCGCGGCGAGACTAACTTCGCCATCCCCATGTTCCCAGCCTACTGGGTGAAGTCGTGACCCGCTTTCTCGGCTGTCTGGCGTGCGCCATGCTGGCGTGGTTCGTCGGTGCAGGGCTCCACGTTCCAGTCTGGAACGCGGGCTGGGCGTTAGCCGCCATGGGCGACCGCTGTGATATGGCGTCCACGGCGTTCTGCGCCGCGATCTGGCTTAGTGCGGAAAGGAGAAGCAAATGATCCGCGAAGACTACACGTTCAGGGGAAAACCCTTCAGCCGGTTCATCCATATCTCGGGCGAGATCTGGTACACCTATTCCCACGAGACCGGGAATATGAGCATGACCCGGCCGAACCAATGGCGCCCACTGGCTGTCATGGACCGCATGCCCAGCCGTGGCAAGGGTGTACGCGAGGGCGTGCCTAACGACCCCGCGCATGCTCAGGCCGTGGCCGAGAGCCACTTGGTCAACTACCGGCAGAGGACCGCGCCATGACCGTATCGCCAGAGCGGTTGAAAACCCGCGCCCGCGTTATGGCGGCGTGGCGAAAACGCCGCGAAGCCAAGGGTCAAGCCCCAACTGCCGACGCCATACAAGCGCGCATGCGGGACGTTTGGCCCACGATGTCACAAGACGAGCAAGAGTTCGTTTTTCAGCAGGAGGCAAAGCTGTGACCACATTCATCAACGGCGGGATAGACGTATATCGTGCCCGCGTCATCGCCAGCGGACTAAGGCTCTACGCCAAGACCGGTATGAAGCCGAACAGCGCCTACACACCAACGGCCATGCTCAGGGCCGCGTCCGCCATCACGGGCGAGACATACAAGCGCGGCGAGTACGAACGCGCGGCGGCGGACCTCACCAAGATCGCCGACGAGGACCTGCTCGTCGCCGTGGCGCGTGGGGATATCTCATGAACCGAGAACGCGAAGATACACTGGGCGAGTGTATCATCGTCGTTGTGGTCGGGCTGATATTCTTGGTCGGCTACATCAAGCACGAGCATGACGCGATGCAGATAACCCCGCCGCGCGTCAGGGCGCCGCCCTTTATGCTTTGCCTTGAAGAAGCGCTGAGCGGGGATCCTCTCAACCACTGCAACGGAGTACCGTGATGAAAGACTTATTCGCTGGTGAAATGCGCGACATGACCAAGGAAGAGGCCAACGTTCTCATGAGCGTTATGTTCGCTGAGACACGCGGCGCGTTACCGCCGGTCAAAGCCCCTGACCTGTTCGCCGACATTGAGCCGCCCGACGTAACCAAAATCATCCAGAAACGTCTGGAGCTAACCGATCTGGAGTATAGCCCCGGCGTCGTTCTGGTTCTGAGCGAAGTGGCGGCGTGCAATCCAGGCCGTGCTGTCATGCTGGCGCATGCGCTGTTCAAGGCGACGCGCGAATACGGCGAGCCCATCACGGTGCTGGCGTTCGGGCTGAATATCTTGCCACGCGGCTACCCGACCGACGACAATTTCCGCGCTGTCTGGAACTCCCAGAAGATCGGCAGCGGGAACTACTTGGACACGGCGGAGGCGTGGCAGTGAGCCGCATGTACAGACGGACCCTATTCTGCCTGTTCCTTTTTCTTCATTGATATGGCGGCCTAAGTGAGTATCTTCGATAACATTGTCGTAGAATACGGCGGCGCTCTTGCGATTGGGTCGAGCGCTGATTATCGCGCGCGCTCATGTTTAGAGTGGTGCCATATCACCTTGCTTAGGCGCGGCGCTCAGAAACGCGCCGAATACTGGGCAGACTCTTGGTTCTATGAACTTCAATGCGCCCACTACTGGGCGATGTACGCACTAGCCTTGGAGGAAAACTCATGATCAACTTCGAACTGAAACATCCACAAGCTACGCGCGAGATGCTCGGGTATATCCCCGGCTTCTTAAACGAACACGACAAGGATGATGCCGTGGCGCAGCTTCACAAGTGCTACGCCCATGGGGGCGGGTGGTGCCCGTTTGAGGGCTTTACGATGCTCCCAAACGGCAACCTCCAGTATCCAGGAGACCCGCCGACCCGGTTACTCGCCGAAGGAAAGCTTCGCAAAGAGGTAATCCGTATATACGAGCACGCGTGGGTAGCCGTTGTTCAGCCCGACGGGGCGTTTATTGTGGCCCGTATGGACTAATACCCTGTAGCCAAACCCTTTGCGGGCGGCTATACTGGTTAGTTCCACCTGTGGCCGGGTGGTGGGGCGGCGCACTGAAGAGTTCTGGACCTTCGCTTTAGCGCGCCGCCCCTACTTTAGCGGGAGGGTCCACTTGTTAGACATTGCGGCGGTAAAGGTTAAGAGCAGCGGGCTGACGCCAAAGGAAGCTGCCGATCTTGGTATGTACAGCATCGAGAGCGCGCTAGTTCTAGGGTCCAACTTCAAGGCGACGCCCTCCCTTGTCATCCCGTATTACGATATCGCCGGTAAACCGTTGCGCGATGCGACGGTCCCGTTCTTCCGCGTCAGGTACCTAGACGCCAACCCTTCCGTCAAAGGGTTCAACGCCAGCAAGGCGCAGCGCTACAGCCAGCCCGCCTTTACCAGCGCGCACGCCTACTTCCCTAAGAGCCTACCGTGGTCCACAATCGCGGAGAACACGGACGAGCCCATAATCATAACCGAGGGCGAGCTCAAAGCCGCCAAGGCCGCAGCGCATAACTTCAGCGCCATCGGGCTGGGCGGCGTGCATAACTTCCGCGCAGCCAAAGACGGTATCTTCTGGCTCCCCGAACTTGAGACAATCAAGTGGGCGCGCCGGGCTGTCTACGTGGCGTATGATTCAGACTATGTGGACAACCCCATGGTCTGCCACGCCATTAACCTTCTGTGTGAAGAACTCCAAGAGCGCGGCGCCAAGCCCCGGCTCATATCGCTACCCGATGTGTACGCCGATAAGAAGACTGGGCTTGATGACTTTCTGATAGAGCGCGGCGAAGAGAAACTCGTGGCCCTTATGGCCGAAGCCGAACCACTTGTTATATCAACCAAGCTATGGGAGATGAACGACGAACTAACGTATGTGCGTGACCCCGGCATTATCATAGCCTCATCAGACGGTGAGTCGTACAATATCAAGATGTCGCCCGCTGGGTTTACCGGTCATAGCGACTGGGCAACCCAAAGCACGCCCGAGCGCGTGGTAAAGCCGGGCGGCTCCCTTAGCTATGACAAGGTTAGCGCCGCCGCCGCCTGGATAAAGTGGCCACTGCGTAAGTCTGTTGCAAAGATCACCTATGCGCCGGGCGCGCCCAAGTTCACCGACGATGGTCTGTTCAACGAGTGGAACGGCTGGGGGTGCGAACCCAAAAAAGGCGACATCAAGCCGTGGACTGATCTTACAAAATTCCTATTCGAAGATGCCGAGGCCGAGTTCCTAGATTGGTTCCTGGATTGGTGCGCCTACCCGATACAGTACCCCGGCACGAAGCTGTTCAGCGCTGTCATTGTGCATGGGCGCGCCACAGGTACGGGCAAAAGCTTGGTGGGATACACGCTAGGCTCTTTGTATGGCTATAACTTCACCAAGGTGACAAACCGCCAGCTCAAGTCAAGCTTCAACACATGGGCGGCAAACAAACAGTTCATACTTGGCGATGAGATATCCGGTACAGACAAACGAGCAGAGTCCGACGAACTCAAAGCTGTGATCACTCAAGAAGAAATTTCCATAAACACGAAGAACGTGCCGGAGTACACAATACCGGACGTGATCAATTACTATTTCACGAGCAACCATGCCGATGCGTTCTATATCGAAGACAAGGACCGCCGGTATGCTATTCATGAAGTGACCCAAGATGAGCCGCTGCCTGACGAGTTCTACCGCAAGTATCACGAGTGGCGGACCAACGGCGGCCCGAGCCATCTGTTCTATTACTTGCTACACAGGGACACGTCTAACTTCAACCCACATGCGCCCGCCTTCAAGACCGCTGCTAAGGCTAGAATGGTTGTTCACGGGCGCAGCGACCTAGGGGCGTGGTGCGCAGACCTGCGCGAAAACCCCGACGCTTATCTTATGCTTGGTAAGATGCGGCATAGGCGTGACCTTTTCACTGCCAAAGATATTCTAGCCATGTACCAGCAGAATCACGACCCATCTGGTAAGGTCACCATCAACGGCATGTCCCGTGCTTTGGCCGCCGCTGGGTTTGCTCAAGCCCATAAGGGAAACCCCATACGTTTAGATGACGGCTCGCAAAGCCGCTTCTTTATCGTGCGCAATACAGCCAAGTGGAAGAAAGCTTCTTTGGCTGATCTTCTAAAGAACACAAAGGTAGGTCCGCTATGACTTCTAAATGGGTGGAAAGTTTTGATCATTACGCCGGTTGCGTCGACACGCCGTTGACGCCCCGCCGTGTTTTCCGAGGCGCGATGATGCTGATGATAGCGCTCGAAAGTGGCGAAGTAATTTTGAGCACGCCGTTACTCGAGGGTGAAACGACGGTGAAGATAATCAAGCACGGCGACGGGGTTATGGTGCAGCTATGATAATCGACACAATAGAATTCAACATGGCCGTCGAAGAATTTGACAGGTCGTTTCCTAATGCGTTTACGCTGATCAACCCAGAGCCCAAGTTCTGCTTCAACGGATGCGCGTTTGTTTTGGTCGAGATTGAAATGGTCCCAGTAGAGGACAACGCGCCGGTCATGCTTGTGTGTCGCGCTCACCGAACACTTGACATAAAATAGTGGATTGTGTCGCGGAAAATATCCGTGCTAGCCTTGACGTACTGGCGCATCCCGCGCTAGCAAAGAGATACACCATGGCCACACGCTATATCCACGTAGACTTTGCCGGTACGCACAGCGAGGCGACCGGCTACCTAGCCGCGCGCCCCGCGCTGGGCTTGCTGCGCGTCAGCCGCCACAAGTCACCCAACGGTGACTGCATGATAGGCGCGCACTTGCGCACGCCCGACCACGAGGCGCAAGTGCGCGACCAACTGTTACAGCTTGACCCCGACCAATGGTCTGCCGACCACATCGCTTGTAATAGGCACTGACGGTGAAACGCGCCCTCGACCTATTTTGTGGCGCCGGGGGCGCGACCCGCGGTTTACAGCAAGCGGGATATCACGTGACCGGCGTGGACATCATGCCGCAGCCCCGCTACTGCGGCGACGCGTTTGTACGGGCAGACGCCATGACGTACCCGCTAAAGGGGTTTGACTTTATCTGGGCAAGCCCGCCGTGCCAAGGCCACACGCAGATGAACAACGATAAATCTTCGCATGACCCATCTATGCTTGGCCGCATGCGCCGCCGTCTAGAGCGGCAGACAATCCCGTGGGCGTTGGAAAATGTTGTCAGCGCCAGTGCCCGCGCCGCTATGGGACCTTTGGCTGAAATTCTATGCGGCTCCATGTTTGGGCTGGGCGCCAGCCACGCGGGTAAATTCTACCAGCTACAGCGTCACCGGCTTGTGTTAGCGGGTGGCTTTGGCCCTGCGCTGCCGCCCTGCGCCCATACAGAGCCCGTTGTGGGCGTTTACGGCGGGCACGCGCGTTGTAGGGCCGCAAAGCACGGGGGCCGCGCTACGCGTGATCCCTGGGATCACCGCGCCGTGGCGAGCGAGGCCATGGGTATTGACTGGATGACTCTCAGTGAATTAAGCGAGGCAATCCCGCCCGCTTACTCCAAATGGGTGGTAGAGCAATGGACGTAGGCCCCGGCACACCGCTGATATTTATTGGCCCCGAGATTGAAGATTACCCTAGTGGTCTTACCGTCGGCGCGCTGTATTTTGTCGCCGAAGTCATGCCCGGCTTTTGTACCATGGCTCGCGTGACGCTTCGTGGTGGTCCTGGATATTGGAGAGCGTACTGTCTCTGCGGCTTCAAACCGCTGGGCGACCCCGATGAAATTCTGGAAGAAGATAAGGTGCTTGAAGATGCCTGACATAATTCTGAAATTCGACGGCGTACCACAATGCCAAGTCTTCTTAGATGGCTTCGTGCAAACCGGCGCGGTGGAAGTCAACCTTACCCAAGGCTATGTCAAGCGCGCCTTTACAGGTGAACCGGGGCCAGCCCAGACCAAAGTCGGTAGCCACGGCTACGTCTTCGACTTGGAGCAGGAAGACTTCGTGCTTGAAACTGTCAAAGGTGAGATTCACATAGACTGGGTTGACAAAGCGGCGGGCCGCGCTTGGTTGGAGAGACACGGTGACGCGTGAAGAAGCCCTGATCGCACTTGGCATAAACGACCCCGCCGAAGCCAGCGCCGCGTTTCGGCGACTTAGTGTAACATGCCACCCCGATTGTCGCACACCCGACGCGGCGCGCTGGGCGGAAATATCTAAGGCCAAGGGTGTTCTCATGACCCCTGTCAAGTGTGTTCTGTGCAAAGGGCAAGGGCGCTTTGTAACCCGCATCACACAAATATGTGAAGCGTGCAACGGCACGGGCTGGCAATCCTAAATCAAAAGGCTTATACTTTCTGGTGGGGCGCTGCCCCGCCGAAAACTCGTAACTCGTTCAACGGAGAAATAAGATGCACATATCAGAACACATAGTCCTAAATATATTGAAGGACCTAAATGCCTGCGAAGCTATGGCGCTTGCGGCTTGCATCAATGCGAACCCGCGTTACGCGCAAGCTGCGGATTCTCTGCGCGCCGGACAGCGTGGCCCATCGCAACAGCTTCGCCGCGAAGCCCAAGCCAAGTTGGAGCAACGCTGATGCCCACCATGAAATTCCCAAAAAGCATGGCCGCATGCGCGGACTTGCTGTACGACAAGCGCCAAGAGCGCCTAGCCGCCGATAAGGTGGCCGCCGCCCTGAAGGCCGAAGAAAACGACCTTGTCGAGTACATCATCAACAACCTTCCAAAAGACAGCGGCGGCGCCGTGGGCAAGCACCACAAGGTGGAAACCTACAATGCCGAGAAGCTGGTCGTCGCGGACTGGGACAAGTTCTACGCGTACATCAAGCGCACGGGCCGGTTTGAGCTCATGCAAAAGCGCCTGAGCGAAGGCGCCGCCCAGGAACTCTTCGACGACAAGAAGAACGTCCCCGGCGTGGAACCCTTCACCGTGGTCAAGATCTCTTTGACCGCCGCCAAGGGGCGCAAGTGATGCTGACTTACAAAGTCATCGCCGGTGCGCGAACACTGTTACCCAGCACGACTTCCTGGGTCCGCGCTATCCGCTGTCTGTTAGACGCGGCGGAGAGCGTGGTTGAAAGCGGCCACGCGCACGTAATTCGCAGCGACGGCGTGGTCATCGCAGGCATAGACCTGGACCTTGGCGTCGCGATGAGGAGGAAATAATGGAAACCTTGTGTAGAGAAATCGAAGCCGCTGGCTTCATGTGGCTCGTGCGCAACGACGAGCAGGGCGTCTACTTTGCCAACATCACGGTGAGACACCACAGCGCTCAGCACACTAAGCTAGGCGCGGGCTGTTGCTTTCCCAAGTACGCCGACACGGCTGTAAACGCTCTGAGCGCTGCTTGGGGCGACTGCCGCGCTTTTCACGGCTTGGTGTCGTGATGATCACAGCCACACAATATCTAAGGCAGGCGGCGCACGCCGAGCGAATGGGGCGCGATATGTTGCGGCGGTTCACTGAAGAGAAAGAAGCCGAGGGCTTTACAGTTACAGCCGTGAAAGACTCGGTAGTATGCTCGCCAACCCCGGCGCGGCTGGCGTACGACCAACTCTATCCGAACTTCAACCTTGGAGGCTTTGCCTTGTTCCGGCAGGGTTTTGAGGCAGCTAGTAATCCTTAACTGCCGGGTGTAAACTGTTTGCACTCGTAACTCGTTAACTGGAGACTGAATACATGGCTACCAAAGCAAAGCCGGGGACCGCCGTGGTCGACTGGCAAAAGGAAATGGCGGAGCAGGCGAAGATCGCCGCAGCCGCGCAGCGCGCCTCTGGTGGGGGCGGCAAGTTCTTCTCAATGCGCGCCGGGCAGTTGTCCTACGACGGCGTGGCAATGCCGGGCAACATGATGGCGGTGATCATCTTGGCCGACACCATGGAGAACAGCTACTACGACACGCCCTTTGATCCGGACACGCCAACGTCGCCCAAGTGCTTCGCGTTCGCCAAGAACGAGGAAGACCTTGAGCCCAGTTCGGCGGTGGACAACGATCCCTATTTCGAGCGCCAGCACGACACCTGTAACGGGTGCCCGCAAAACGCATGGGGGAGTGCCCGCACCGGCAAGGGCAAAGCATGTTCCAACGTCATGCGGCTCGCCATGATCCCTGCCGGCGAGTACAAGAAAGGGCCGGGGCGCACCGCCGCTCTGGAGCTCGAAATGTACGACGAGCCCGAGCACTTCGAAAAAGCCGACGTCGCCTACATGAAGCTTCCCGTGATGAGCGTGAAGAACTACGGGAATTTCGTGCGCGGCACGGCGGCTGAGCTCTTTCGCCCGCCGCACGGGGTTTTCACCAACGTCGTTGTTGAGCCTGACCCCAAGTCGCAGTTTCGCGTGGTGTTCGAAGTGATCGGCGCCGTGCCGGATGACCTCATGGCGATCGTCATGGCGCGGCACAAAACCGTGGAAGAAGGCATCGGGTTCCCGTACACGCCGCCCATGGCGCGTGACGAGCCTGCCGCGCCTGCCAAGCCGACGAACAGCAAGATGACCAAGCGGCGGTGATACCGCTGGGCGCGGCGGTGATACCGCTGGGCAATGCTTGGTTCGCGACCGGGCTAACCCCAGCGGCTAGGAACTGTGTGAAGCTAACCATATCCACAAACTGTCGTGAGTAATCCGGCAGGTCAGACCATGGAAACCAAAATCACAGTTCTGAGAAGGGGCGGCATAGCGTGCACGGTTGTGTCGCCCCAACTTCTCCGGAGGCCAACAAAATGAAATTCTTCATTGTGATACTTGTGCTGCTGACTGGCTGTCAGACCGTCGCCCGCATCGGCGTAGGGGTCACAGAGGCTAGCTGCTTTCCCCACAAGTGCCGCATCAACACAGGAGCCGCCCAATGACCGCCCCCAAGACCTACACCCCCGAGCAGAGGGAAGCGATTGAGGATGTCGTAAGGTGGTTGGAAGTCAATGGCGTCGGCGACTGGACCCAGACGACCGCGCCGATCCGTCGTCACTTCCTCCCTCCCCCTGCGCCAGCTTCCTCAGATGTGCAGACAACGCCGAACAGGGCGACGATTGAGGCGGTGTGCGAGTGGCTTTCTGAGACGCGCCCACGCTACGTTGAGAACGGCTTAGTGATGGCCATCCGCACCCACTTCCTCTTTCCCGAACCGCCCAAGATGACGCGGGAGGAGGTGGATCAGCTGCGGGAGGCGTGGATCGAGGCGGCGGAGGCGTATCAGCGGGACCCCAGCCCGTTGAGCGCGGGCCATGCGAATAAGGCGGCACGCGACAAAGCATGGACAGCCTACCAAGCCGCCCGCTCTCTCGCCCAAGGAGACGAATGATGACCACCCCAACCCGGTCGCGTGAGGCGGCGCTGACCCCCTCCACCCTCCGCTCCCTCTCCCTTGGCAACGCCGCCTTCCCCCTTGGCTCCCAGGAATGGGTCTTGGAGGCGAGTAGGGCGCTGGCGGAGGCGGGGGATGCTTTGGAGGCCGTTGCCCGCTCCGGTCCAGTCGAACATGACCGCGAGGAGTTGCTTGACACGATCTCGGACGCGATTGGCGACAGTATGGATATGGACTGGAACTACCGCGACGGTGCGCGATCAGTGCTTGCAGCGTTGGTGGCTGAAAACATCGTGAAGGTGAAACCATGACAGACTTTG